ATGAATGAGATTATCGGATGGAAGACGCCGAGATTTCATCAGGCCTCTGAATGCTACGTTTCCCTTTCTGCTTTCGACCCGGAGAGAGGTAAGTTTCATACAAAGAAGTTTATGCTCGGGCATATTAAAGGGAAACGTAACCAGCGTCAGTATGGGGAGGCTCTTGTTAAGAGATTAACAGAGAAATTAGTGCAAGGTTGGAATCCGTGGGTAGAGATGGTGCAGCCTCTTGAATATTCTTCTTTCGATGATGTGTGCAGAAAGTATGAGGATTATTTATTCAAGTTACTCAAGGAAAATAATATGCGCGAGGAATCGGTAGCTTCCTACATCAGCAGATTAAAAATACTGCAGAAGTGGAAGATCAAGATGAAAGTCAATCTCTTTTATACCTATCAATTCGACAGCAGACTTGTTGGTCAATTTTTAGACTATGTGTTTGTTGATAGGAATAATACGATTCGCACGCGCAATAATTACTTATCCTGGTTAAAGACCTTTTGTAAATATCTTCTTGAGCGCGGATATATTTCACAAGACCCAACGGCAAGTTATTCTAATGTTCACCGACGTGGAGAACTCAAAAACCGCGATGTAATACCTGACGATGTTCTATCAGACATCAGAACATGGCTCATTGAACACAATAAGCATTATCTTCTGGCTTGTTACATTCTACATTATTTATTTGTGCGGCCACGCGAGATGAGTTTTCTAAAAGTTGGCGATTTTAGTGTAACAAAGAAAACGCTTTTTCTGCATGGCGCGAATACAAAAAACCATAATGATGCACAGCTGACAGTTCCTGATCATGTCATTAAATTGATGATAGAGTTGCGGGTTTTTGAAAGTCCTGGACAGTATTACCTCTTTAGTAAGGATTTCAAACCTGGGGCAGAACGCAAATCAGAAAAGTCTTTTAGGGATTATTGGCATCATTATATACGGAAGAACTTAAAATTAACAGATCGATATAAGTTCTACAGTTTGAAAGATACAGGGATAACCAATATGCTGCGTGCCAATACGGATATACTTAGTGTGAGAGACCAGGCACGACATTCGTCGATACTGATAACAGATATATACACTCCCAAGGATATTCAGCAGGCAAATCAACTGCTATTAAATTACAAGGGAGTGCTTTAATTCTATTAGAAGCAGGGTTGTAGGATGGATATTTCCCGTCCTACAGTCCATCTTTCCTACAATTATGAATATACAGAACATCCTTCGAGAACTTAGTAATGAACTAAAAGGTCATAATGCACTAATACAGATACAAGTAGATGGGCAATACGTCATCAAGCATATTGGTGATGTTAACAAATTGGTAGACAACCCCACTCTGATTACATACAAGGAGGATAGTTCTTTCCTCGACTGGATGGAAGGTGAGATTGATAAGGAGACATATACAGCAGGGACGATTGCGAATCATAAGGCTGCGCTGGCAGTGCTAAGGCGGTTTAAGGAAGATATGACCTTTACGCAGATTGATTACAAATGTATATGCGATTTCGAGAACTTCTTGAAAGGTGCTGGATATGCGATTAATACCATAGCTAAGTTTATGAAGATCTTTCGTCGATTCGTTAATCTCGCTATCGATGAGGAACTGATGACTGTCTATCCTTTTCGCAAGTATCACATAAAAACGGAGAATGTGCAGAAGCAATCGCTAACAGAGAGAGAACTGAGGCGGATAGAAGACAAGGAGGAGAAGGAAGACTTGACCGAAGAGGAGAGGAAGGTGGTTAAAGGCTTTCTTTTCAGTGTTTATTCGGGTCTTCGATTCTCTGATATTGTGCAAGTAACTAAGCAGCACGTTAAGAACATCTATAGGAACAAGTGGGTTGTGATGCGAATGCAGAAGACAGACCACGAGGTGAGAATACCTATCTCTAAGATGTTTGGAGGCAAGGCTGCAACAATGATACAAGAGAATAAGACTACGACAGGTAAACTCTTTCAGTTGCCTTGTAATGCTCGCTGTAACCTGGTACTGAAGCGTGTGCTTAAGCGTTTTAATATACATAGGCACATTACTTTTCATTGCGCCAGGCATACGTGCGCTACCGTGCTATTGAGTAAGGGAGTGAGCTTACCTATTATACAACACATATTAGGGCATCAAAGCATCAAGACTACGCAGGTGTACTCAGCTGTGAAAGACACAACGATTAATAAGGAGATACGAAGAGCTTTTAGGTAAGGGTTCCATCGGGACTAAATGGGATATTTTATATCCTTATGGGGGAAAACAGAAACTAAATTTTCGAGAAACTTCATATTTCTTAAATGCAGATATTTCAATTTGGGGTTCTGCCATAGGTATAATTTCCGTTCCAGCTTACAAAAGCCCGCATGAATTTCGTCTACCATTCTCTGTTGTAGAGGAAATCTTGATTGAGGAAGGTTTAACGGATTGGCCTACAGGATTATTCTATACTATGTATGGAGTTAAGAAACCTGTTATTTTCCCAGAAACTCTAAAAACTATTCACGGATATATAGTTAACCAAGGAAATGGATATATCAATATCATTATCAAAGCAATAATACCACCGATATTTGTCGGTATTTCAACTAAACAAAGTCCCTTATATTATAATTCAACTACAGAGGTCTATGTCCCAGATGAGTCTTTGAATCTATATAAAGTTGCAGAAAACTGGAAATTAATGGTAAAGCATATCCATCCTATGAGTGAGTATCAAGGTTGATACTCACTTAGAGGGTAAATGAACTCTTTATAATCCTTCCAAACAGCAGCCTCTCTGTATTTCTCAACGCTGTTATTTGGTACGTAAATTTTCGCAAAATTGATTGTGTGATTACCGTAGAAGAAACCACTGATATTGGTGATTTTCGGAGGAATACCACTTTCTATTATAATCGCTTTCAAATTTCTTTTCTCCCAGCCCCAAAAGAAATAATCTGGTACATGCTTCCACTCACCACATAATCGAACACGCTCGTAAGAGATTACGTTGTCATTGAATATTCCAAAAGGTATCGGTGGAACTGAAATATATTTCAACTTCTTACATCCTTGGAACATACCAGCCTGTAGTTGAGAAGCCTTAAACCGAACCAGCTCATCAAAAGACTCAATCTTTTGATTGTCATAAAACTTAGTCCCGATGGGATTAAACCAGTGGTCGAATGCTGTTTTAATCCCATCGGGACTATGCATATTCCATCGGGTAAGAAATTTAACGAGTTGCGGTACTTTAGGAGTTGGAATCCACGACAGTGGGTGACAAATGATATCGTGTTTTTTGACGATGTCATCGGAGAGGTTACGATACCACATCATATTATGCAAGTAGGATTAGGGTGGCAAATCGTTTTTAGATCTACCACACAAGTGCATAGAAACATTGTTATCCGGTTCCTTGGGGAAATGAAAGAAATTGGTTATTGGAGTATCGCAGATGATAAAAGATATAGTGGTGAATATTTCTCATTACTTCTCCCCAATACTCCTATACCACCAATTTTCAATGGTCGCTGGGTAGGAGAAACCTATAGGGCATGTAAGGTTATCTATGTGCCAGATGATAGCGTTGAAGCTTATAAAGCTGCCAAAATACCAAATGTTAAGGAGATTCTGCCAATTAGTGAGTACAATCCTTAATACTCACTCATAAACTTATTTTCTGTAATTTGTTTTAAGTGCACTTAGGGGATATATTTTTTTATTGTAAAATAAATCTTCAGCCTTATACACTCTGACCAGGTGATCTGGCACATAAATATCTGTAAATGCATTTTCACCCCTTAGATTCTCAACTTTAACTTCAGAACGTAATATTAGGATTCGCTTCGAAGATTGCATATTTCGTAGCGACCAATCGGCATTACCTTTCTTTGAATACGTAGTAGGGTAATCTACATATTCAACGCAGGTACACCCATAAAAATCGCATTCAATTATACCTTCAGGTAAAACTATTTTTCTCACTTTTGTATCTGAAAATGATGCTGTACGCAACTTATTAAAGTACTGTATTTCTACAAAATCAAAAGGTTGTGATAAGTGTAGTAAAGGGTTCATAACATAATTAGTCCCGATGGAACTAACGGCTGCAGCTTCTTTCATAGAGAGCTCACCATCACCGTCTTTATCCCAATTTTCCACGCAGATACGCTTTACTTCTGGGTCTTCGAAGCGAATCCACCATTTTGCAATGTTTAGTTTAAGTTTTGGATAGTGCGTCATTAGCGCATCATATGTATCACGATATGCGCCTGTGGTAAGGTTGATAGTACCGTCCAAGACAGGGTAAGGGTCATTTCCGTACTGACCTTCTGCATCGATACCCTGATACGTACCATCTACAAGCTGGGAGAGCTTATCAAAAGTTCTTCCGTCCGTGAAAGTCTCATTGAAGCCCACACAGCGCACGTAGCGCAGGGAGTGAGGAACTTGCCCTACCTGCGCATCCATAATGTCGATAAGTTTCTTCACAGGCTGGAGATTATCACAACCACTGACCAAGTAACTCATAACGTTAGGCGCACACGCTTCCGTATTGCACTTCTCATTGGTTAAGTGGTCGAGGTTCTTCAACTCAACGTATGAAGTTGTAGCAGGATAATTTACTTCTTCCAGCGCACCACCATCAGCGAAGTGCGCTTCGGTAAGCGAGGAACCACCAGCGAGGAATTTACGCAAGCGGAAGTTACCACGCATGTCGAGCGCACCTCCGAGGGTAGATATGTTCTGAATATCTATCTGCTCTAACGACGTAGTATTGCCGAGTGTGAGCGAAGAGATAAGTATCTTCACGTTCTGTTCGTTCTCATCACCGAGCTTCAATCGCTTGAGTCGCTTGCCTATAATAGACAATGCACCGTTGATTACATACGAACTCCAATCTCCGATATCGAGCAAGTAGTCTGCTGACTTGACAGAGAGCTGCTGATCGGATGTTCCATTAACGTCTATGACGATCTCGCAAGCCTGACCTGCATCTGTGCGTGCACCGCGCACAACTGTTGTACCATATGCAATAGTTGGATACAGCTTCATGGCTGGCGTCAGGTGCAGAACTATCGAGTTCGTAGTAGCGTCAGCCTGTGCTGATGTACGTACGGTGATAGCCCCTTCAGCCGTCTTTGCATCATAGTCGCCGAAGCTGTATTTGCTTTGCAGATATTGAATGCGCTTCTTCACCCACGCTACTTCTGGCGACTGCCCATCGCCGAGCGACTGCCCGAGTGGGTCGGTATCGTTAGTGTATTTTCCCTGAAGCATAGCAAGTTTCATCTGTTCGTAAAGTTTTCCGTCCTCGTTATAGAGCATAGAAGAGAAGTTGTCTATTACGTGGAAGAAGTACTTCTGAAAGAAGGCAAACAACTTCTGCTGGTGCGTTCCCTTCTGTAGCCCGCCCAATTCCTCCATCTTGGCCAGCATGCGGCGCATCATCTGCGCACGCTCTTCCGGGTACGCTTGTTCCATAAGATTCCACAAGACGGACTTTTCTCCATTCCAAACAGGAGTACCGTCATCGTATGTGTCGTGGAACTCTACCCAGTAAGGCTTCTTCATCAAACCTTGGTTGATGACTGTAAAGATTGTATCAAGGTCATCCTGTCTGAATTTCCATTTGCTATTTGCCATATCTATTCTGCATTGAAATTATACGGATAAGTATTCTTTGCGCAGTTATCGGTCGCTGCCACCGTTTCAACATATAGTTGATGATAAAGTAAGTCCATAATGTCCCAGTATTGGGATTGCTCAGCACGTAGCTTCTGAATACGTGCTGCCTTGAACAACTCATTGAGTTTAGTTGCATCACTAACAGAGTTAAACACAGACTCTGTCAATCCGTACTTATCTCCGACTAACTGCTGACGAAGATTAACGACCGATGCACCACTATTGAGTGTAGATGGGCAGAACCGCTTATACAAGCTATCGTAATAGTATAGGTTGTATTGATTAGGGTCACCCTGCTTCGCTATCCAATACTCGATGTGTGTTGAATGTGGGTCAGCGTTCAGTTCTTCAAGCGTACCATTAAAGGGTTCAATGAACGTATTGCACTGATAGATGAGATTGTAAGCAGGGATATATGACTCTATGAGCTGCTCTGCACGCTGACGGGTCTCATTGTCTGCTGTTGACTTATCATCTGCAGGTAAGTCAGCGTAGTCTAAGTCCCAGCAGTTCTCCCACGATAATTCGCTGACTTGATACTGATACGCTTCTTCCTCCGTATTGTAGCGGATGCGTCGTTTGTCCCAAGGAACTTGGAAGAGAGTCAAGCGTGGAGAGTTATCAGAGCCTTCGATTGATAGGAGGTTTGGGAAAAGATCCTTATCATACCCGAAGGTCGCTGCATCACCCTTGTCTGGTCCAATCGTAAACAGGCCGACGAACTTATATGTAACAGTACCGTCTTCTGCGGTCTGTTTCTCGAAGCCTACGAATGTCTCTTGATAGATAGATACACGTGCTTCGCTGTTCTGTTCTACGCCCTCATTTGTTAGCCCTACCGCTTTCCATAGGTCGGTAAATGAATTTACAGAACCCATCTTGTGGAATTGCATTGAAGAAGCGATGTTCTTCTTTGCCGTCAGCTTAGAGATCTTAGGTATGTTCTTGAACAGCTCAAACTTTTTCTGTGTAGTCTGACCATCCTCATATACGATAGTCGTATCTTTCGCAACCTTTGCCTTCCAGTTCCACAGGTAGTAAAGCATAGAAGATGTTCCTTGACCTTGTAATTGAAGATTGGTAATCGTCAAGCGATTAAGGTTGGTGTTTCCATCTTTCGGATAGATTTCCAACGTGCCTTTTGGACGATATGATTTACCATACTCATACGCTGGGAGTGGCTTATCAAATGTAAACACGTTCACTTTTCCACGGACCTTATCAAAGTCGACAGTGGTACCGAGCGTATCATAGATGTCGTTATCCAATTTCTCCGCACTCTTCTCGCCTACTGTTGCAAGCGCATTGATATAGTCTTGATGTACGTTAGCAGCATCCATCGCGCTGTCGTAGATACGCACTGAATAGAGATCGATGTCTGCACTATCAGAGCCGACAACGATACCACCTCCAGAGCCTATCTGCATTGAGTCGGTAAGCAGGTAAGCGAACTTGCGGGCTTCCACACCGTCAATATAGAGATAGACGAGGTTCAGATAGTAGGTGTTGCCGTTAAGTACATAGGTGTACTTCTTCGGAGAGATAACGAGTGCCAGACGAATGCGTACACCATCGTCCATCTGCATTGCCTGTACGTCAGCGTTATGCTCGCTGCGTGTGGCGAACATAATTGTTGCTGCTTTCACCTTCAGCCCGATATACTGCTTCTGGTAAGGTACGGCAATCGATATGCATTCCGTGTCATAGTCGGACGTGTTATTTACCTGATAGTCAATCTCGATAGTCTTTCCTGATTGCGCTGCTTCCTTGCTGAAGGGCTTGTAATCGATAGTGAGACGTGAGCCAGCAGTAAGGCGCAGCGTGCGTGCACCAGCTTCGTCCGTAACCCAGCCATCGCGTGAGAAAGATACGCCTTGCCATTCAGCCCGACTCTTTCAGCCGTTATCAGGTTCTTTATCACGGCGTGGTCCGTATCGGTATTATTGCGATTCTTTGCGTTGAAATAGAACACCGCTCCAGCAGTAGCTGAATAGCCTTGAGAGTTATCAACTTGGAATGAAATTGCATCACGTAAGCTAATCTCATCTGTAGAGTGCGACTTAAAACCGATAAGAGCCGTGAAGTCAGAGTTGTCAATCGTCTCTACCTCAAGAGATAAGGTATATTGCATCTTGGTTTGTGTCAGTGTATTTTCAGACACATTCTCTTGCAGCACCTCATTGCCTTTCTTCATAAGGATAGAAAGCGGTGTTGTGACCGCCTTGCCGTCATATACTGCATATTCCAGCACCTTATTCTCATACCAGTTCAGTAGCTTCTCAGCCTTGTTGTTTACAACCACCATTTTCACAGCATCGTTATTCGCCACAGCCATGAAGTCATAGCCTACTGGAGTAGTCTGTACGGTGTTGTCTTCATTTGACAACCAGGCAGACAAGTGGAAGATGCCTGTCTTATTCGTAAAAGGTACGGTGTAAGCCACTGGCGAAGACGTGTAAGTTGCTGTGCCAAATTGACGCTCATACGTCTGCTCGTAACCTTCACCTGTAATCTTCACATGAAGCGTCTTAGAGATGTTACCACTGATGTAGCATGGCAGCACAATGTCGCCTTGATAAGCCTTCCACCAGTTGAACTCTGATATTGAGAGGAAGAGAGCAGACAACGTAATCGAATATACTAACGCAGGGGAGGTCTGACCTGTCACCTCACCTGTAATCTTTACCATGATATTATTTTGTCCGCTTTCGAGGAACTTGAAGACATCAACAGTCGTGACCGTGTTTGATTGGCATCGACCACGCGCCTTACTTACGAAAGTGCCGTCGCCGGCCTTGGCGAAGATCTCATATGTTCCCCACTCACCTGTATCGATGTACTCGGTCTGTCCCACATCCTTAGTGCGTGAAATAAACATAAACTTGATTGGACACTCACCCGAAGACTTAGAAGCTGAGAGCGTGAGGGATTGCGACTGATTTACAGCACGAAGATAATAGAGAATAGTCTGCTGGCCACCGCCTTGTCCGATTCCCAGCTCTGATAACTTCATTGACACCCACGCATCGCCATTCCACACCAAGACGCACGTCTCTGACGTAAGACTATCCACCTCACTGCTTACGTTTGTGAGCTGACCGAGCGAAGGGCGGTTCTTGGCCACAACCTTCTTTATACGTTCTTCTTCATTGTTAAATGCATCAACGAGGTTATTAATCTTATCAGGAATTTTGTTAAACTCGTCGGCGGTGAGTTTCTTCCCTGTTGTTTTATTTTCGATGTAGAGTTTATCCATAGAGCTATAAGTTAAATGGGAAAGTGTAAGTGAAGCGTTCGTTACTGCTAATCTCAATACCATGTGCAAGCGTGAGTGCATGACAGACGATGTCGTGTAGATATTTTCCACGTGCCATGCCTGGCCGTGCGCGTGTTGTATCTTCAACGACTTTCACCTTTGCTTGTCGATAGTGTTTGTTACTATCAAGTTGACTGGCTCTTATTTTCAGTTTAATATGTTGCAGCATCGGCATTGATAATTTCATCAAGAATAGGGTTCAGGGCCAGTTGAACGATAGCCGTGAAGTTTCTCTTTAGCACCTCTTTTACAGCGATTGCTGTCTCTGCATCGAGCGTGGCGCGTCCTACCTTATATATATCTAAGGCTGTACTGACGGCTGCGATACTATTTGTACTATAATATAATACATTTGCCATTTCCTTGGCGATATCGACCTTTTGGGTTGTGCCGTCAATATTTTTAATTTCAAGTTCTTTAAAATTAATTTCCATTTTTTTTATTTTTAAAAGTTAGACAATAGTATACAATAGTAACCTGTAGAAGGAGTGAAGCATAGTGCAAACCGCTTGACGTCACAAGAACTCATGAGAATTTTAGAATTAGACGCTTCTTCATTTTCACGATAATATTTGTATAATTTTTCATCACCTACTCCTATGGCATTTTTATCTTCTCTAATCGTTCCTACCCCATAGATGCGTCCTCCTTCCTCTGACGTAGTAGGTGTTGCCGCTTTGCAGGTTGATGTGAAGAATATCTGTTCAGATTCTTTATCAAGAAGGATAGTGAAAGGCACGCAGAAGGATTCTGAATTGTCAGTTATTCCTAACTGTTTTCGAGCATCAGAGAGTGGAGGGTAGAAGAATTGAATTCTTTTGCCTGTCGAATTTTTTAATAAGAACGTAGTTGCAAAGCTAAAGTCGATGACATTTGTGTCTCCTTTTTTAGTGTATTCCATAAAATATCCATGTTCAATTATTCCTCCCTTGACACGCAGTGCACCCTGTAGTTCGAGAGCAACGTTGCGATTGATAACGTTATCAGAGATAATTTTAGCTGCGGGGCGGTAGAGGTCGGTACCACTATTCATTTTTCTATAGATGTACATTGCCGAAGCGCAATAGGCATCTTGATTTCCTTTTGATGTTGGATCAGATCCTCGTCCAAAGCCAACTTTGAGATGCGCTATATCACCAGCTGTGAAATAGCCAATTTGTTGTTCGAGTAAGAAAGATGAAGAATTAAGGTATACGAAATTCTCTTTTTCATCGGTCCACCATTTGTTATAGTCACCCGTATAAAGTCCATCATTTCCAATCGAGAAAGGGCCAATGTTACCTTTGCTTGCAGTTACTGTTCCTGATATATTTGCGTTTGTTGCTTTAAAACCGTCCATTGAGACGTTCCCGTTTGCATCGACAACGAGTTTATCATTGATGATAGTCTTTCCCAAAAAATTGATTTGGTCAGCATCGAAGAGCAGCTTGCTTCCGTTTTCACTTGCTGTCAATTTGATACCTGCAGATTTTTTTTTCGCTCCAGAAGCATCATACCAGTCAGAGAAAAGGGTCAGCGAACCGTCTTCACCAGCTACTGAACGCATGAATCCTACATTTTTAAATCCTCGCAGATTCCCTTCATCATCCCACACTGCGCTGTGTACCAGGTCGGAGGTTCCTGCCAGTGATGACACTACGGCATTGAATCTTCCCTGCATTGTCAGCAGCGATTTTCCTTTTCCTGATGCGATTGCATTGAGCAGGGTGTTCAGCGTGTTCTCATTGCCTGCGATAGCCTGTACCGTTTTTCCAGCCAGCTGTTTGATTGCCGAAATAGGTTTTGTGGTGTATTGCTGCACAGGCTTCCAGTGTGTAATACTGAAAGGCTCTCCATTTTTCTTTGCTACAATCGCCCGCAATACATCGTTACTATACTCTACAGTTGTGTCCTTGTAAGTTGCGTTCACCCAAAGGTCGCCCTCATCGTATTCTTGTTGCAGTGTAGGCTGTGCCACAAAGACGCGCCGTTTACCATCTGCAGTATCTTGCGCGCGATTGGCTGCTTCGAGCGATGTGAGCACATCAGCATCTGTAATATCTTCCCATGTGTAACCGCTGTCTGTTTTCGTAAAAGCATAGGCACGTCCACCCCCTGTTTTTGCGAAAGAGCGATTGTAATATATATCATTTACATGCTCATTCCGTGTAAAATCATCTTGCCATTCCATTGCGGGTGCATTGCTGAGAGACGGCTTTTCGTCTCCAAACCAAAGCACCATTTGCTTATCGCTTTGCTGTTCGACGGCATTGATTTGAGATTTCAGCGATGCGAGATATTCTTCGATGCTCAGCTCTTGTCCGTGTTCATCGGTCACCATCCACCACGAGCCTTCCGTTGGACTCATCTGAATTTTTGGTTTCGGCAGCGAGAAAGAGTTTATGCCGACATACATTCTGTAATACGGACTACCACTTCCTGCTGCAGCCTGAATGATAGCATGCTGACGTGCAGGGTTCGTCTTATTGCCAAGCGTAGAGACCTCATCGCCTATGCGTGGTTCGTCGCTTCCGCTTGCATAGTCTTCAGCATTCGTATTATCGCAGATGTCTACATAGTCAGTACCAAGACCGAAGACACGACGGTGATAGTAATGATTAGCTATTTCGCCCTGCTCACTAACGAGGTTGAACGTTTCACAATAAGCGTAATCGTCCATGCCCATCGTATTGCTGACCATGCGCCCCTCACCGTCTTGGCGAGTGAAGTAACACCTCCAGCCACCATTTATTTTCTCAACCTTTGAGATCGTGAAGCTACCAGGCGAATTGATGACCTTGCCGTTGATGTGCGTCGACTTCATCAGCTGCAACTCTTCTGCCGTCAGCTGCTTACGGACATGGAAGTAATCGCCTTCGAAGTGCCAGTTGCCTTGTTCATCAGGATAGATTGCTGCACCACTTGCCTCTTTCACATAGTTGCCAAACAGGACTGAGGTCATGAACGATATTACAGCTATAACTATCGAGTCCTTATCGGTTCTAACAATCTTTTGCCAATCAGGACTATCATTGTGCAGTGTTTTTGCCACTTCTGCGCTGTCGGCCAGAGCTGCATTTATCTTCTGAGCATCCAATGTCAGATAGTTTCCGATGCGGTCGAGCGCCTTCAGTACCGACATGTTGTCGTGGTGGTGTCCGAAAGAGCCATCACCCTTATAGGCTGCCGTGATCTCGTGGGAAAGGAAGTCGAGAAAGGCTGCCGCTGTGGTAACGCTCCATTTATCCGAGTATGGATTCTGGACTGGGAAGAGAGCCCCACCACTTAGCGAGAGTCTATCGAACTCAACTAAGCGTGGGGCGACCGTAAAAGAGCCGACATCGGGAACTTTGATGCTAAGTATCTCTGCCGGCTGGTCGGTACGGGATATATTGAGGTATGGGCGTGCATCGGCATACTTATAGGTAAACGTGTAGCTTGAAGGCAGTTCTTTCGTCTGCCAGCTGGCATCGCTCTCCGTAACGACGATGCGACGGATATAGGAGTCGATGTAAAGGTACTTCCCCAACGAGGGGAAGAAGTCGAGCAGCCAACGACGCTCGCCATCGGAGAGGAAGCCTGTGTTCTTCTTATGCTCACGAGTGGTATCGACGCGGTACTCCTCTGCATCGTTCTCTATCTCTGCAATGTTGTGTGTATGCTTGGCGGTGTTCTCCGAGTCGCCATAGGCACGGAAGGTGTCGATACCTCCCAGTGAGTTCTCGAACAGAACCCACTGCTCCTGCTCGCTCCTGATGTCGGAGGCATAGTACCGCTGGAGGTAAGTGAGGCGTGTGCCGGTCTTTGTCTCTACCCATACATCGTAGTAGGACGGTAATTTATTCAGCTTGCCCGAGATGATGGCATATTGCACAGGAATGGTCCACACGCTGCCACTCGCAAGATTAGCCAGCGTGAGGTCATAGGACACATACTCGCCGTTTTTTTCAACGTATGCACGGCATCGCACAACGGAATCGACAACGGCATAGTAGGTCAGGAACTCGGGGGTGTAATAAGTAACAGGCTTGACGGTGGGCTGCCATGTGAGGAAGTTCGCCTTCAGCCAGTTGGCAGCCGAGTCGGAGAAATGGTCGATGCCGGCACGCAGCACGGAGAATGTCCAGGTTTCAGTGTTGGAAGTGCCTACCTCTGTAATCTGGGTAGTGAACTGGCGGACGATGGAAGTCTGCCTGTAGGCATCGGAGATGTCCTGAAGACGGAATGATAGCAAAGGGGTAACGATACTCTCCAAGTCTATCTCGATGCGGTTAGACTTGTTGGGCGTATAGGTATGCTGAACGATGGTTGTCCCCGTGTCGGCATACTTCAGCACGAAGGTTATCTCGTTGTTGGTCGATATAACAAAGTGATTCATCGAGCCTGAAAGGCAGAGGGAATCAGGTTTTAACAATATATCCATTGGCGTTGTTATTTATGGCAAATTTACAAGAAAAAAGGTGTCCGATAAAGGACACCCTTCTTACTTGGGAACACACTCCAGCCAAACGTCGGTGCGTGTATATTTCCACTTGGAATGACGCCAAAAAGAGCCGTGCCTAAGCATCTGCGAAGTGAACGAGGACTGCTGCCCGTATGGCTTCCCAACATACTCGGCTGAAGGAACCGGTGGATAAATGGTGGTAAAGGTGCGGTCTTTGTCGAGTCCCGAATTGTGGTAATCGTCACTGCTTACCTCTGTCTGTCGCTCATGGCCGACCCACTTATACTTGGATTTCATTGCCGTGAGTTGCTCGGTGATAGCAGGGGCTGAGATGGAAGGCTCCATAAGGGAAATTGTACGCAGCTCCGACTCTACCGGCTCATTCTTCCCTCCGAGCGTGAACTTGAGTTTATTGAAGAAGAAAGCCACACCACGAATTACCACCTTGGCATAGGACGGTAGGTTCTGCTTCTGCGACTGGGAAAGCAGTAACTTGACCTTCATCTCGTGGAGTGAGTTGCGCAGCAGCAGGTCGTAGTCGCGGTAGAATTTCTCGAAGATACCATCAGGGCCGTGGTAATAGATGGCATAGTCGAAGATGCGAGGATGCGTGGAGTCGTAGATGTCGTAGGAGGATATTGTTCCTTCTGGGCGACCTCCTGAGAGATAGCTGAAGGCAAGCATCGCCTTTTGCTTACTTGCCGACTCGGAAGCTGCCTCTTTGTTCTCCCCAGCAACGACCATCTTGGAGTTTAGCGAGATATACGACCCGACATAAAGGTACGACCCAAAGTCGGTCTTTACCTCAGTTTCATCAACGGTAGCCTTGTGCGTAAGCTGGCGGAACTCGGGCATAACGTCAGGAACTTTTATCTCCTTGGGCTCAAGATCCTCGCCCGTGTTGTAGTCCTGTGAAGCCTCGCCAATCTTAGTGATGACACTGTAATCGCCCGAGAAGCCGTCCTTATAGAAGGCACCGTCAAGCGGATTGAAATAGGCACTGGGGTTGGCCTTGACCATGCTGTCAAGGTCATCGTAAGAGTCGGAGAGGTCGGTGTCTACCTTATCTGCGGAGGTGATGGTTACACGCTGGTAGTCTTTCTCTGCCTTATAGCCTATGGTAGGCTCTTCGGTAACGCAACGTGTGAGGTCTTCGGTGGGACGGGCTGCGAGGGCTTCGCGCAGGAAGATGATGTTGGCGGTGCGCTTTCCCTCGTCGGACACAAACTCACAACAGAACTTCTTGCGGAACACGGCGATGAAGTCGGCACAGGTAACATCGGGGACGAGGTCGGCAACCTTGATGCGCCCATTGACGAGTGCGTCCATGACATTGTTTACCACCACCATCTTGGAGAACGGCTCTGTGTGGGTGAAGAAATTGTCTTGCAGCTCATAGCCGAAATGGGCGAAGATGCGCTTCAGAAGATAGTTAGCACGAATGAATGGCGAGATATAGTAGCCTGGTGTGAGGGTGATGGGTACTTCGCCGACATACTCCGTGCGCTGGACGGCATTATAGAAGTCGCAGCCTTCGCCCGACTCGTCGGGGGAGAAAGCAGCCAGTGTGGTAACTGGCACAAGTTGGTAGCCTTGTTTCGTCCACATCCATACATCCTTAGACTTGATGGCCTTCTGCTTGCCGTAGGCATTGAGCATTTTGTAGTTGAACCCCGAGTCTACACCTGAATCGTCGGTGAGCAACACGGGGAAGATGCCGTACTGCTCATTGGTGTTACTGCGCAAGCCACGGCAGAACTCTATGCCCTGCTCGGGAGTGAACACACCAGGAATGTACTCGCCCTTGAAGATATCCTTGAGCTTTACCTTCTGTATGCGAGAATAGAACGAGCCGTCGTTGATGTAGAACGAGGTGGAGATGTTGCCTTTGTGCTGAGCCGACAGCACCACCTGACGGCACTGAGCGAAATACTCCCCGTCCTGAATGGCCACATCAACCGCCGACATCTTGACACGGCGACCGAAGGAGTCGGGGAAGCCCAGCAGACGGCGGTTGCGCTCGGAGGTGGGCAACTCAAGCGGTGTGGTCTGCTCGCCATAATCGTTGAAGAACGGATTGGTACGTTCTACCTGTATCTGTGTGTCGGGCTTGAGGTTGTAGTCCTCGCCCTTTTCTAAGTTTGTTACTCTCATTCCTTACTTCCATATTTACGCGCTTGATCACGCAGTTGTTGTTTTTGTTCGAGTTCGTTCAATGCCACGCTGGCAGGGATACCCTCTGTGGAGATGCGGTCGAGGACATCGGTAAGGCGTTTGATGAGCGAGTCCTTAAAGGAGTCCTGGGCAATGCCACGCACATCACTGGTGGTGGGGATAATGTGTCCCCCCGAGGCACGCCCCGAGGCTTGCTGTATGAGGAACTTATTCATATCGAGGGTGCGTATCTTACCTGCACGCTGGGCGCGGTCGATAATGTCGATGATAGGGGCTACGGTAGGGTTCTCGACGGCTGCATTCGATGCCACCCACTCCTTGCTATGGCCATAGCCTCCCTCGCCGACGATGACCGTAGGCTTGTTGATAAACCCTCGGCGGTCGGGGTCGTAGGCAGCATGGAAGCGTTTACCGTCTTGCTCGCGTTCAATGTCTATGCTACCGCCCGACTCCAAACCAGTGGCGACACGTGCGCCCGACGCGGAGGCTGAACCGCTCGCTCCGCTTAAGGTCATTCGCTTAACCTTCTGACGCTCGGCGTTGGCTGCTGCAAGCTGAGCCACACCAGTGACACCCATCAGGGCTGCTGCGATAGGACCAGCGATAGGGCCGAGTTCACCAAGAGCCTTCATAATGGAAACTGCTGTATCGGCAATAATCTGTGACGCCTTGATGGCAAAGTTCACATCGGCATACTTCTTCTGTATCTTCAGCTTCTCGTCGGCTTTCTTCTTCTCGATGTCAGTAGTTTCCTTACCTGCATTGCGTGCTGCCTCTATCTCGGCATCGTACTTGGCATCGACATTGGCCATCTCGGCATCTTGCAGAGCTTTGACCGCACCGCCAGCAAGACCAGCGTAGTAGTCGAAAGCCTCCTTTGCTTTCTGTATCTTGAGGTTCTTTACTGCTTCCTCGTATTCTTCCTGTGATATTTCCTTGTTTTGAAGGTGGAGCTGGAGCATCTCAAGTTCGGCGTTGTAGAGTTCCTGCTGGGTAGCAAGACCATACTGCTGGCGTATCTGAAGGCGATGTTCCTCTGATTGCTGATCAAGATTGGTTAGTGCCTGTTGGTGTTGCTGCTCGGTGAGTACACCCTTGGCGAAATCCTCGTCTATCTTCTTACGGCGTGCAGCCAATTCATCCTCAAAAGTGTTAAGTCCGTATGCTTGGCGTGCCTGTTCCTTGTCTTCCGCAGCTTTTTTTGCGTATTCTGCTATTATCTGAGCCTTTGCAGATTCATAGGCTATTGTTACTTGCTTCTGCTTCTCACCATCATCCTCTGCAAGTTGGAGGGATGCTTTATAGTAGCCGTCCAATGCAAGAAGTTTCGTGTCAAGTTCTTGTTGTAATGTCTGTGGAGCAGATGCTTTACGCATATCCTCCATTTTCTCAAGCGCATCATAGAATTGCTTTTCATTTTCAATGAAAGCTGTAGTTGCTGCCTGTTTCTGATTGGCAACTGCCTTATCTTGACTTTCCTGAAGGGCTTTCTTCTTCGCAGCATCTTTCATAGCCAAGTTTTGTGAACGTGTCTGGTAAGACTGTTCTATGGCTAACAGGTTGTTTTGGTGCTGTATATTCAATGCGCCTACATAGGCATTGTACTGCTCTTGTGTAAGTTTTTTCTCAGCCAATGATTGCTTTAGAGCATTCAAGTCCTGATTGTAGGACTGCTTGGCTTCTTCTAAATCCTGACTGCGGTCGTGAGAGAACTGCTTGGTAGCAATATCGTCAGGGTCTGTCTTCTTGCTGTCTTTTTTATCTTTTATCCCATTCTCTATTGTTTTGGAGGGTTTGTTATTGCTATCTCCAGTTGTTGTCGTAGCCGGAGAACTCGTACTTTTCATATCCACAGAAACGTGAGCGACGGGTTTGTTGTTCAGCGTGTTCTTGATACCTTCAGAGAAGTTACGCCCAACGCTTTTGCCAAATTCCTTTGCATCATTGACAATTTCTGTGAATGTGTTTTTGTAGGCATTTACAACGCCCTGCGCTCCTTGGAGGATTTTGTCTACATCGAAAGACAGTACTCCTTCAAGAACAGCAGCCACTGCTTTACCCATCCTGCCAACAGCCTTAAAGGCATCTATTACAAGAAATGCACCCAGTTTGGCTGCTTCCCAAGTATTCTTAAACGATAACTTAAGAGATTCAACAGCTCCACGCACAATGGTAGATTGATTGTAAAGGTCGATGAAGTAATTGATGATTTTGACAGTGTAGTCGATAATCTTAGAAAGGGCGTTCATTGCAAAAATCTTGGCTTTCATGGTCATTTCCTCGAAACCATTATCACCAATTCCAAAGAACTTCGACATTTTCTCATTGAGTTCTGCCTGTGCCTCGATCTCCTTTCTCTGAAGTTCTCCATATTCACCTGTGACACCCTTGAGGTCTTCCATATTGGTGGACATATCGGCCAAAGACTTTACGAGCTTCATACCCTCGTTGCTTGCGGTCTTACCGAATACGCTCTTCATAACCTCGCCTACCTGCATAGAGTTCTCGGGGAGTTCCTTTATCTTTGCAGAGATTTTTTGAACAGCCTGGAGGATGCTGGTTTTCCCCGAGATAAGGTCTTGCTCAAGTTGTTTGCTGGAAATTCCAATATTGTCGAGTGCGCTCTGTGTTGATGTGGACATTGTTCTTATACGGTTGGTAGCTGTCTGTATAAGAGCCATACCCTGCTCATTGAATAGACCAGAGCGTGTTTGGGTAATAGAAGCCACAAGGTCGGACACGGAAGCTCCTGCATCGCTGAAAGCTGGTGCGAACTGCTTGATTTGGCTTAAGAATGTACCATTGACATCAGCACCAGCCTGAATACCATCCTTGATATTATTGATTGCTTCCTGGGCGGTGATTCCATACTGGTTCATTAGAGTGTCTACTGATCCCAATACATCCTTGTATTCTTTACCCATCTGAGAGGCAAGAGCGGAAATTTGACTGCGCACATTGGTTAGTTCATCACCGGAAATATTAAGAAATTCGCGAGTGAGGCGTTGAGCTTCCTCTATCTCTGTATTGTAGTTGTACCACCACTTAACACCCTCGATTGCTGCTGAGACAGAGGCAATGGCTGCGGTGGCAACCCCGACAAATTTTGTCCAGCCACCCGAGATGGAAGAAAACATTGACTGAAACTTGCCCATAATTCCAGTTGATTGCTGTCCCATTGTTCCTGTTAGATTGGATGCATCCCGGCGAAGTTCTGACATACGACCATTTACGTTGCGCAATTGTCCAGCCAGCTTTTCATATTCCTTGGGGTTGGTTGCCTTGGAGGTATTATTAAGGGCGTTTTGAAGTTCTTTGGCTTGTTTGCGCAATTGGGACATTGTCATAGCATTAATGTCCAGCTGTGAACGGAGACTACGAAGTTTTGTTTCGTTATCCTTTATTTGGCTGCTGTAAGCCTTGACTTCACTCTGCAGTCGCTTATATTCTTCCGATTCCTTCTTTCCTGCTGCTTCGAGATCGAGCATGGCATTTTGTCGTGCCTTCATCTCCTTGCGAAGATCATGGGTGGCACGTTCCAACTGCTGTAATTCTTGCTGGGCAGCAGATGTCTTTGCATCAACAACAAGACTGATATGGTCTTCTTTTAACTTGCTCATAACTATTTTATTTCGTTGGGTAGTATCCTGTTAGAGAGGGCTTCTTCCATCTGCTTCCTCCATGCAGCTCTGACCTCATTGGTAAATCCTGCCTCTATGTCGGGGAATGTTTCATTATAAAGTACACCCCATACAACACGGTTGTAAATGGCATATTTGGCACGTTGCTTCTTGGCACGCTTAGAACTTAAACCTGAATAAGGTAGACGATACTGCATATCAAGAAAACGAAGATAAGGCAATACACGCAGATAGACGGTAGACTGCCCATTGGAAGACTGGAGGTTAAAGTCATGCCGAGATAACTCACTTCGCAAGGTACCAGTACGCACCTTGAAATATCGCTGGGCTGCTTCTTCTTGTGTCTTATAGATAATACCTATATCGCGACGAAGAATCTCAGAGACAAACTCATCCTTGATAAATTGTTCTGTTATCATACGGCAAAGATAATAAGAGAAAGGTAAAGGATAAAGGACAAAAAATCCCCGAAGCGTGGGGGCCTCGGGGGGAAAATATATCAGAGCAACTCTTGTTCTATAGCCCTAAACAATTCAAGGACAACTTGAGGAACCATAGAGTTGCCGAGGGCTTTTATTGATTCTTGTCGCCATCTTGTGAAAGGAATGGTAAGATGAGATATATCAAAGGGTAGCCCATCATTTCCTCTACAAATAGGGGAGACAGTTGGAAAGTCCCTCCACCAATCTTGTGGGCAATCTGCTCCGCCAAGTTGCTCTGTGCTGCATTCTTCTTGCGGTGAGCCTTGAGGTTGTCCATCGTCATCATAGCCCGCATCCCGTCGCTCGCACTCGGAGTCAGCAGCCAGTCGCATCTGCGGAACATCTCGGGCAACATTCCTCCTTTCTCCTTCAGTGCCTTGATGCGCTTGCTGTGTTGTACCTCCACCGCTAAGGGCGTGGGGAGCAGACCGATGGAAAGGAACCTCTGCTTGCCGTCCTGGCACACCTTCAGCCCTTGTGTTACTGGCGTGGGAAGAATGTCGGAGTAGACCACTTGGCTCAGTAGGCTGTTGTATTTCGTGCCGTTCTTGTAGCCGTTGCGTTTTGCCCTCGCTCTCATCGACGCAGGGTCTTCGCAGAACTCCCTCGTGCAGGGTGTCAATAGTAGGTGTGGGAACATTCCTTCTTGCGACGAACCACACTCGGTCTCGTTGGTGGGGCGCACCGACGGCACAAGCCGGAATAACAAATGGCTGGACGGAGTATCCTTCACGCTCAAGGTCTGAACAGACTGTTTCGACGACGAACTGCTGTTCTTTTTTGTAAATGTCGTCGTTCTCGTCAAAGAGAGAGGTTGTGCTTTCCACCTTAACCTCTTCGCTGGGCTGTACCATCGAGAGGATACCAGCAACGTTCTCACCAATGACGAAAGTGGGCTGTATCTGCCTGATGACTCGTAGCATCTCAGGCCAGAGGTAGCGGTCATCGTCCGCTCCAAGTCGCTGCCCTGCTGAGCTGAAAGGTTGGCAAGGGAAGCCTCCCGTGAGAATGTCGATTTGTCCTTGCCACTTTGAGAAGTCTGTTGTCTTGATGTTTTCATAATTGATGGAGTTTGGAAACCAGTAGTTGAGGATTGTGTTGCAGAACTCGTTGATCTCGCAGTGAAAAACATTTTGCCACCCGAGCCATAAGGCTGCGAGTTCGGGTGCGCCAATACCGCTGAAGAGCGAGGCGTGTCTGATAATTTTTCTCATTCATTTTACCTGTTTGTTTGTCAATGGCAAATTTATGTACTTCTTTTTTGGTTGTAAAGGACACCTCGTCTCACGACGAAGTGCCCTGACAAACAAACATCCAAATGAATGGATGCTTTGACAAAAAAGAAAATTATCGCTCACGGAACATCCACTTGAACTCTAAGCCGTGCGCCCCGGGGCGGTTACAGAACTCGTATCCGGCATCGCGGAGTGCGAAGAACACTTGTTCGGGGCTAACCTTGGCAGAGGGATCGATGCCACGAATGGCATCGACAACCTCGGTGGTGGAGAAGAAGTGGGTGGCTTCGGCCGGTGCTGAAGCAGGGCGGTAGGTAGTGGAGAGAGCTGCCACATAGATGCTGATGTCGGTAATGGGCTGCTCAGGGGTTTCTTTCTTATTACTCATTGTTTGGAATATTTAGGGTTTGACGATCGTCGGCTTCGCCTGAGGGGTCTACCGAGGTGAGGAATGTGCCGAAGTCCTTACGCAGGGCGCGCAAGGTGTCGAGGAAGGTGAGGGCGGTCTCGGGCTTGATGTTGCCAGCATCGCGCCACTGGTTGATAAGGAAGTCTTCAATGGCCTGAAGACGCTCGGTACGCTCGTAGATATAACCAGGGTCGAGCATTGCTTCGAGGGTAGCGGTGGCTTCCTCGCTCAGATGAATAAGGGTAGTTTTCATGCTGCGCCTCCTTCCTTAGTTATATAATCCATGCTTGAATCTAACGTATCTATCATTAGATCCAGTTTACAACATTTCTCTTTGTATTCAAACATCAAATCACACTGGCGTGAGGTAGCCTCTCCTGACTCGTGTATATCTACGAAATGTGTAAGTCTTTTATGTGTTTTTTTGAGCGAAGACATTATTGCTTTACGGATAGCCTTTAAAATGTCAGGACAACTATTCAATTCGTCAAATGAAATAAATAGGCCAGTTTTTGCCGTAGCTCCGTAAACACCAGGATCTTGTACTATTTTCATGCGTTTCCTCCTTTTTTATCTGTTTTATTGATGCGATAGACGAGCCAGCCTGCGCAGAGAGCAGAGGTGATGGCGACGAGTGGACGCTGCTCGACGGCGATGGCGGTGAGCATGAGGCACAAAGATACGGTATTGACACGAAGAACCAAACGACGGGTTACGGAGAACTCGGCGATACGGCTGTAGAACTCGCTCTTGCCGTCGAGCCAAAGGTTAATGAACTTGATTTTGCGCTGTATCGTAGCACGTACGTTGATAGCCGGACGAACGGTTTGCGCCTGAGCTTCAAAATTGATTGCCTGTTGCATATTGCACGATGTTTGACAGTTGCCTGAATCCGTCAGGTACGGATACAGAAAAAGCGGATGCTCTTCCTGTCGTCAAACATCGCGCAATACACCACAAGGGCAATTTCACTGGAAGGCATCCGCCAATATCGAAAGTCGTAGCCGGGGCTACAATATGGGCATAAAAATAAGCCCATCGAAATTTTAATAAGTTCGGGGCTTGAAGTTCATCTCGCCCTTGTTTGATGTATAATTACATCGACGTTTGACAGTTGCAAAGATAGGTAGAAGTTTTGTAACTGCCAAATGTTTGCGCAATTATTTTTGCGTGGCGAAAGAAAAAGGATAGAACTTTGTGTTCTACCCCTTACCCCAACCTGTCTTAATGTCATTGCGCACGGCTAAGACAAATCCTTTATGTGAAGACCTTGCTATGAGATGTACGAAATCTTTGTATCCCTCACCATCTATTATAATGGGATAGTCATTGATGCCTGTTACTTGATGACTCTTCTTATATCCTTCGAAAAGTTTTGAAAACAGTCTGCTACGATACTCTTGCGATGAAAGGTCTTTGTGTTGTCCCTTTGTGTTGAGATTGGGGATGGGATTTGTATCATCGCAGAAATAATATAGAATGAGGTCTTGATTTTCTGCAAAGATGTTGGCCAACTCATTTGCTATTTTGTGGAGAACCTTCCTGCCCGTACAATGGTCGCCTTTCTTTCGGTCGATGATGATTTCGCCTATTTGCAGATGATGCTCAAGAAGCATTTGCTTGATATCCTCTGAAAGCGGAGTGATGTCGGCATCGGCTACGGCGATAATATATTCATCACCTTCTTGGGTTTGGATATTAAAGGAAATTTCCATTTATAATATAATGCGCAGCGAAAATTCTTCAGGCTTCATATTGCGTAGTTTCTCCACCTGAGTGCGCTTGTTAGCCCTCAGCTCATCAATGACCCTCCTTACCTTGGGAGTGGCATTGATAACGGTAACGGGAGTTTTCTTATAAGCCATAATTACAATAATATTATAAATGTTTCGGTGCAAATATAGGGATAATTAGCGTAAAAAGCAAGACTTCACGCAATTATTTTTGCGTGGCGCAACTTTTTTAACGTTACGCAAATAATAAAAAGCCCCCGATGCTTCACGCACCAGAGGCTTTGGCTCTTTTACTATGAAATACGTCGCCCCTTAGAACGAGGCGGATTGTAATTCCGTTCTTATTTGTGAGATACAAGAGGAGAGTTTCTTATAGGTGGTTTCTCCTGCTGTCTTGACCCCACTGGTGTACTGGCGCATGAGCGAAGGATTGATGCCAGCACGTTTGGCTATCTCGGTAACGTTGAGAAAGTTGAAATAATTGAAGAATGAACGAAGATCATATTTATACTCGAAAGTAAGCCCTGTGTAGCGCTCGTCTTCAGGATAAGCCTGACGGCATTCCTCAACGGCTTTCAGAAAGTCGGCCTTAGCCTCGCCAGCGGTAGCTCCGTCGCCATCTATAAGGGCGTAGTCGCCAATGGGTTGTTCGCTGTAGCAAGAATAAGTGCCATCGTCGCCAAACTCGATTGTTACCAAAATTTTGTGTGCCATATTCTGTTGTTTATGATATACTTGAAAGAAAAGAGCCCCTCCTTATTATTTCAGCAAACCAACTCTTAAAAAAGGGGCGGTACGCCCGGACGATTAACGTCCGAGCAATACCTTGTAGATTTTCTTCAACAACCCCGTTTTGACTTCATGGCTGCCATGCCTTGGAATCCTGATTTTCGCCCCTGTTGCAGGGTTTGTCCACTCATCGTGCTCGGCACCATGTTGAGTGAGTAAGCATCCTGCTTTCCTCAACTCCTTGTAAAGTTGATTGTACTTCATAATTTAAAAGAGCTCTTTTTGTCTTAATGACAATGCAAAGGTAGCGATTTTGCTATAAACCTCCAAATATTTTGGTAACTTTTTTGCTACCAAGTGCGAATTTTAACATTTGAAGCAAAAAAGCCGTAGCAGTTTGGGGGCTGCTACGGCTACAAAGAACGAGCGTGGGTGGTTATTCCGCTACGACAAAGCCGTGGGCAATGAGGTCGACAAGGAAGGCTTCGGGGCTGGCTGTAGAAACAAGGTAGCCCTCAAGTTCCTGAAGACGGTGGGCAAAGCGCACCATATATTCATTGTCCGTGCCTTGGCTGTCGAAACGGCTACCAGTGCGGAGCTGGTGGAGGAAATCGGCTGGAGATTTGGCGACGATGCGATGTCCGTCTCCTTCTATTTTATAAATCGTGAATAGTGGACGGATTTTATGCCTTTCAGGAATTTCCATTCTTTTATTTTCGGCTATGTCCATAATTTGGTCGAAAAAACGTTCAGGTGAGATGCTCTCTTTCTGAGCGTCTCCCTTAATATTCATCTTTATTCTTCTCATGCTGCTAATTTTTTTGTTCTCAATCTAAAGTATAGTTTTTCGCTTTCGGTAAGGAAAGGAATGTTCTGAAGGGTTGTGCCTGTCTGCACCTTGTCCTGCTTTGCAAAGATAATCATTTTTGCAAGAAAATGTATCCAAGCCGACATTTTTGTGAAGTTTGTTGAGCCTCCGTGCTGGCGGAACTCTACTGTGCGATGGCGTGCGTAGGCTTCAAGGTTCACCTTGTGGTAGCGGTTGTTGCTGAATGCTGCCCGGAGGTCGCTGATGGTAGAAGCTCGGTTGATGGTTGCCTCTGTGATGGCGGTAAGCCCCTTGCAATAATAGTTGTTGCGACGGCTGCGTGGCATGAAGTGGTCGATAACTCCTTCAAGGCGTTTGTAGGTAAGGATAAGGTTTTTCCAAGTCTGAAGGTCGAACTCGGCAGCGTCCATGTGGACGTGAAGTCCGCAGGAGTCGTTTACCTTTACATCGCAGAGGTCGAGTACCCAGCATACCTTTTCAAGTTCCTCAAGTCCCTGCTCACCGTGGAGAATTGGGCTAACAAGTTCGAAGGTATTGTTTCCTGAAAGGCTTGCGTCTGTTACCAGTTTCCAATGGTCGGCGTGGTCGGTGTGATTGTAGCCTTCTACCTGTACGCTGATACCTGCTGCGGTAAGCTCGCGTGCAAGGCGGTCGCGTGTGCAGTTGTAGGCTTCAATCTCCACCCCGAAGTTGCGGTTGAAGGTGTAGTCGATGGCAGGGGCAATGGTGGCAGCAGTCTGCGCTGCTGTGTTAGTCAAGCCCTGCATCATACGCTTGTAAACGTTCTGCACGAAGCCGTAGTTGCCACCTGCAACAAGGTCGGCCACCTGTCGGCGTGTAAGTCCGAGGGCAAGAAGTTTCTGAATTTTGGAGGTCTTTGTTCCGTTCTCGTTGAGAATGCTTTGAATTTGCTCGTTCATAATCTTTATTTTTTGAATGTTCCTTGTTTCTAATTGTACTGCTAAGGTAACACTATAAAGAGGAACGTGCAAGTAGTATTTTGTTTATAATCAGCGTTTTAGAAGTAATTATCTAAGGATAAAAAACGATACAAAAAGGGGCTTGCGCATCGCTGCGAAAGCCCCGTCATCCAAAACAATCTATTAACCTAAATAACTAAAAAACCTATGAGAACATTTATTTCACTAATTGGTAATATCGTGCGTAAGTGAGCCGTGTGTGTGGATTACGGCTGATGATGTCCATGCGCACCTGCTTGCAGCCGAAGCGGAAGAAGAGGAAACGTTTGGGTATGCGGTGGACGATGATGTCGAGCGTGTCGGTGGAAGATACCGAGCCACGGAACAGGCTGTCGGACACACAACCGGATAGCGACATCCAAGAATCGTGCCAAGAAAAGCATACCAGGCTATCGGGACGATGCAAACTGTCGGTAGATACTGTGGCGGTGGTGTGCCAAACTGGTGCGGTAATGTCGGCTGCGGTGGTAGTGGCAGCGGTGGCAGCCTCGGAGATACGTGAAGGCTTGATGCCTACCTGACGGGCAACCTTTGCCAAGGTGTCTCCGCTTTCCTTGAACTCCGACGGACGGAGGGTGAGGGCAGGAGTAGAGGCATGGCTGTTGCCTGTGTTTGTCTCACTGATTTCTACCACGCCGTTGTGGAGCAGAATACTTTGGTTCTGCTTGATGCGGTCGCGGTCGGCTGCCGTGTCGAGATAGAGACAAATGAAGAACACCAGGGCAGCGATGAGTACCAGGAACGCACCGCAAATAGCATAGATAATCGCAATTCTCTTTTCCATAGTCTATTGACACATTTTACGAACAGAGGCTATCAAAGAGAGCATCTGACGAAGATAGTCGGGAGAGGTGGCATACTTGCTTCTCTTATTATCGCAGATGCGACGGGCGAACTCCTCGGCATCGTGGCGGTATGGCCACGCATCGGCAAAGCCTGGCTTCTGCAATAGCCGTGAATGCTCGGCAAGACTGTCGGCAAGGGAGTCGAAGTCCTTAAAGAGACGATAGACGGTGTAATACCAGCGGTTTCCACTTTTGCACTTGCATACTGACACGACACGCTCGGGAGCGATGAAGGTGCGGTTGGGGGTGTTGAAGTACTCGTGTGTCTTGATCAGAACGGTCTTGCCCGTCCATCGGCTGCCCTTAGTGATGCCGAAGAGGTTATACTTGCCTACACGGGCTTTGCCCCAGCCACTCTCAAGAATAGCCTGGGCGGTAACGAACTCGGGGGCGATGTCGGTGGCTTTCTGAGCTGCCACATAGATGTTGCGTGCGAACTCACGCTGTGCTTCTGTAGCCATAATCAGTCTTTTTTGATGTATTCGCCTTTATCATTGAAGTCCTTTAGACGGCGGACGAATGAGGTTGGAAATATGGGATAGATGGCTTGGATGTTCTCGACGCACGAGAAGCACTCACGCACCATCATAAACACGCAAAGATAGGTTCCTATCCACTGTGTAGCACCGACCACGCTTCCATTCACCTTGAAATTGGCAAGTACGTTTGAAAGGATGAGCAGAAGAATGTAGATGGCAATCTTCTTACTGAACTTACCGAAGAATGCCTCGCTGGAGGCATCTTTGTGGAGAAAGTGCTTCCACACGCTGAGAATAGTGTCGATGATGATAGCGACGCCTATCCATTTGGCAAACTCCCAGTCCTGATAGAGATACTGCGAGAAGTCGGCCACTATGGTAAGTGGCAGAGAAACGATAGATATCATTGGTAGCTTTGTCATTGTTATCCGGCTTTAATTGTGATACAAAATTACATTACTGCATCTGCTTGGCAAAGGACCGACTGAGGTGGTGGATACCGAGCGTGTCGGGGGCTATGCAGGAGAGCATAAGTGTCCATCCGACGGACGACAATTCGGTGGCAACGAAGGGTACAAACTCAGCCTTATCAAGTTCGCCACGAGAGAGCCACTCGATATTTCCTTCCTCGGCATCGGCAAGCAACCAAGCGTGGACTTTTGCAAGCAACTGAAGTGTGGAGTCGGAGGCAAGCATATATTCGGCAGCATCGGCACGGTTGGTCATTTTGTTTGCCACCGTAATAGCTATGCGCTGGGTTATCTGATAAGAGTTGCGCCCGTCGGCGAGCATACTCAGTTCGCCATAATCGACGAAGATAAACGAGCCTACCAGCTTATCGATGCGCTGCTTCAACTCGTCGAACGACTGGCCATAGACATAATTAGCAATATCGGGAACGCGCGACATATCGGGAAGATTGTCGAGTGCATCTACGAGTTCGCTATATCCAGGGAAGTCGCTCGACCCATTGGTGAGCATAGCACGGATACCCTCCTTGGAGGGATACTGTGCAAAATAGAGGAACTGTTCTTTAATCATAATATCTTATCGATTACGGAAATGGGCAACCCCACCTCCTCGCTGATTTTTAATTTATCCCACCCAAAGCCCTTCATATCGTGGACAGCATCGATGGTCTTCTTGCGCAGCACCTTCAGATAGGTAAGCACGTTCATCTGCTCTATCTGACGAGCATCGCCAAGCCCCTCTTTGGAGAGGTCGTAGAGCGCATCGGAGGCATCTGTGGTGATAGGATGCTTGGGCTTACGGACAAACTTCGACAAAAGAGAGAATGAAGTCTTACTAAAGAGATAGTTGTTAAACGCCTGAAAATTAAACGATATAGCCGTAAGTAATTCGAGCGGTAGTTTAGCGAACTCTTTAGCCTTTTCGTGGGCAAGCTCGGAATGGTACTCCTTTTCGGGATAGTAGAGAATGGCAGCGAGGAGCGGAAGCGACTCGTCGCCCTGCTCGATGAGTTCCTGTGCCTCGACATACTGAAGGGCTGTGAGCGAGCAGGTGAGCATTCCGTAGCCTGTCTCAATCTTGTAGCCTTGATAACGATGCTCGCCAATTCGGACGGCAGGGATGAGCTGCGCACAGAAGCACAGGTCCACCACATACTGATAGTCGAGCCGGCGCAGCACACGTGCAAGGGGAATATGCAGACGGTAGGGATCGACGCGACGGCATAACTGGTAAGTTTCGTCGTCCACACCATCCAGCACAGCGTTGTTGTCGGGATAGTTGATTTGGAACATAAACGTGAGCTGCTCGGAGATAGCCACAAGATTGGCAATCTGCTCCTCGGAGCGGAACTTATGCTTATCCCAACCCATAATGTCGCACAGCCAGTTGATGCGCACCTCTCCAGCAGAGAGTTTACCAGCAGCCATACGAAGCAAGTCGGCCACAAGACGAATATACTGGCGGTCGGTCATACCGTCCCAACGGTTCGGGATGCGGTGTATTTCCCCTTTGTAGACGAGTTCTATATCCTTTGTCATGGCAGCATAATGATTTTGTCATCAGGGCGGTTATACGCAGAATTAGAGCAGAAGTCCACAGACGCGTCCGTTGCGAGCAAGGTATCGGCATTGGAGATAAGTTCCTCGGCTTCGAGGTCAAGACGGTCGGCGAGGTCAAGTGCTGCATCGTGTTCATCCTTGCCCGAGCGTGAGGCGTGGCTGTCATCAAAGAGGTTGCGGATAGTTGGAGGGAACTCCAAGATATCAAATCGGCGGAGCGACTTGGCAACAGTCTTTTTAACCAGTGCAAGGGTCAATATCGGCTCTATTCGCTCACGGTTATCGTCTGTGAGGCGGTCGTAGTATGCAGACAGTCGCTCGTCGAGAGTTTCTTTCTGCAGAGGCAGAAGTCGGAAGAAAAAGAAGTAAGAAAGGTCTATCGGATAGATAGAGTCGAACTCATCTGCAGTTCTGATCTTGCAGACATCGATAATCTTGTAAAACCTGGATTTGCGCCATATAGCAGCCGGAGAACTGGAGTCTTCGCTATTTATTTCTACCGACATAAGCCTCTGGATAATGCTATCCATCGCATTGTAGTAGTTGTCCATATACGACCGCTTCATTCCCTCTATCTCGTACTTATAGACATCCACCTGATTCTTGCGTCGCTTGATACTGTCGAAAATCAGCTGCGAGGCCATTGTCATATTAGCAATAGCGGAACGCAAAGCCTCTATCAGCGCATCGTCGGGGTTGCCTACAATAGCATTGAATACCTCTGCTGTGATTATGGTTTCCACACGCTTTCGGGCTGTTATGCCTGATGAAAGGAGGTCGTTCAAGTCCATATTCGTTTCGACACCGGGAGCATACTTACTGAAGGTGCCGAAGTCCTTAAAAATATCTACTAAAACATTCTTCATGATTGTTGCTGATTAAGTCTGTCCTTGGGTGCTACATCTTCCTGTCGCTGCGGAACCTCACGATAGAAGCCTATGCGATAGCCCTGCTGCCAAAGGTCGGGGAAATTGAGGCGGAGCGCATAATTGAAAGGCTCGCAGCATATCTCGTCCTCGGGGGTTAGCGACATTATATATATAAGGTAGTTATAGTAAGAGTCAGAACCCGACTTGCTGATAACGCCGTCTTTGTCCACGGCAGTAATAGAGGCGTCCAGTCCGACACTTGAAAGCAAGGCTTGTTCGGTGCGTTTGTCGTAGGCTATCAACGCCTCGATATATTCCTTGTATTTGAGGTCGATGGTTTCTATCTTCCACTGCTGCTCATTACCTGAGCTGTCCATAAACGAGATTGACGAATACGCCTTTCCCTGATTATCAGAACCACTCAAGTAGTCGCCGATCTTGCGCAGCTCTAATCGCATATACTCCACAAGGAGCGACTCCCGATATTCTGTACCTATTTCAATACCATTGTATTTAACCATCTCCTGCTTCTTCGATTTGCGGATTTTATTTTCCTCGCACAATTTCATTAGCTGGTTGCGCTTGCTCGATACCCACGCGTTGGGGATAATGATGTGTATCTTGGCAGCCAGCGAATTACGCAAGAAGGAGTTGATATAGGTAGCGGTTTTATTGCTGCCTTGGATATATGGGCGTGCGCCTTGGTGGGTTTCGTTCACACCGTAGAACTCATCGACCGATTTCTCCCGATGGTGGGAAACGGCAGCGAACTGATAATTGTCTACTTCTGACAAATTAAACTTAGGGTATATCTTGTAGCTGCTTGCGCCATACGTCCATCTACCTACCGCTATATGACGAAAGTCGTTGTAATTCATCATCTCGTAGGCTACATCCTGCCGTGTGGTGGCAAGACGGCAGTGCTTGTTCTCCATCGCTTCCAGCCCAGCCACAGGCTGCATCCCCAATCGCTTACCACGTGCAAAACGCCATTTCACAAAGAAGTCGCCAAAGTAGTAGAAGTTCTTGATGCAGGTCTTGGCAAAAGCCTGTGCAGAGGTTTCCATCCCACGCTCACACCAGGTATTCATCCACTCGTCCCACTCGGGTAGCGCAAGGTACTCACGCTTCATCTTGCCACCCTCTATCGTCTGCATATAGGCACATGGACCATGACCGTAGAGCATCTTAATCTCCTTGCTGTATAGGCGTGGTAGCAGACGATTCTCCTTGATTTCCATTGTTACTTCATCGCACAGTGCATTGTTCACTCCACGCATACAGACTTGGTAACCATTGACACTGAGCCACTGGTGTTCGTGCATGGCTAACTGTCTGCCCTGCGGTACGAGCAGTCCAGGTGTTCCAAACACCTGCTTGCCCTCGCCTATCTGAAAGGATAGTACATTACCGTCCATAATGTATGTGCCGGCATTGCCGTATAGTTCTATACTGTCTGTCATAACCAATTTATCTTGTGTAGTTTATATCCATCCTGTGGGAAGCCCATATACCTGATGAGTATGCGGTAGCACATCTTAGGTTCTCCATGCTCATCCTCAAACAGAAAATAGTTCTCCGAGTCCACGCCAAACCTATCCTGTGGTAGCTGTGTGCGGTACTTGCAATGAGGCTTCACAATGAGCTTATCCCCAGCCACACCCTGCGACCTCGAATAAGGGAAGAAGCACAGCGTGAAGTCGCCCCCGGGGAGCTTGCTTATCTCCCTTGCCCATTGCATCGCATTGATGCCGTCCATTTCGATTGCCTTCTTCATCACTTGCGAAATTACGCAATTTCCCTATGTGGGCAAAGGACGGAAGATGGGGGCTGGCGTCATATTTCCGTGCTTTTGAGAGGTTGCACCTCAATATCCAAAATCAGCGGTGCGTGCTGATAAACGCCGTTTGTTTATTTTCGTTTTTGATTTTCAGAACGCAAACCGTTGATTTTCAACAAAGTAACTTTTTGACCTATGTAAATAGCCCTCATTATTGCCTATTTTTGCCAACTTTTTATGTTGCTTTTGCTACATTATTGTGGCTTAAATGGCTATGTTTTCGGGCAAATCATCGGGATAACTGCTTAATTCTTTCTTGATAAGGTCGGAATAAAGGCCATAAAGCAGGTAAATCATTGCACTTGGGAGCTGCGTCGTTAGCCCTGGTCGCCGTTTCAGTTCTTCCTTCTTCTCCGAGGCTTTGTCAAGCTCTATTTTGCCGTTGGTTTTCTTGAGCGGGCTGATAAGAATGGCACTGCACAGGTTAGGGCACTCGTTCTCATCGATGCGCACCTTTGGGAGCAAGGGAAGTTTCTCGCCAAAGAGCAACTGGCACAGGCGGAACTGCTGCCAGTGGTAGATAGTGGGCGCACCGTCGTTGTAAAGGATAACAGAGAAGCCGTAACTCTCCAAGGCTGCCTTCATCGTAAGCGAGTCGGTGGTTATCTGCTCCAGTTCCTCACGTGTTTTGTTACCGGCACGGTCAGGGTAGAGGTGGATAACCTTATTCACGGCATCCGTGCCGAAGAACGAGTACACCTGCTGTGCAAGGTTCTGCTGGTCGTCGGGAATGTATGCCCAAAATTCCTTAATGATGTCAAAGCGGTTGCCATAGTCTTTCTTCTGTCCCACGATGAGCGACTGGAAATTACCAGGGTCGTAGCCTATGTAGAGAGGTTCTCGCTTATCGTAGTGGCGCAGGTAACGTGCCGTGAGCAGGAACTGGTCTTTGAGGTCGAACTTCAATATCTGGTCGTAGATATAGCTATCTTTGAACTGATGTCGCTCGTGGTCGTAGGTAGTAAAGAACTTATTGGTTACTTCCTTGTGGCGAATGGCGCAGATAGCCGTGAGGAACTCATCCATATCGAGCGTGTCGAGCTGTGTCTTGAAGAACTTAGGACCGAGAATGTCCTTGTTGCAGAAGGATGAAGCACGAATATAATAGATGGCGTTACGGCGCATATCGGCAAGGCGAGGTTTCCAACGTGCTATAGATGCGTTGAGCCGCTCGGTTTCCAATCTGATTTTCTCCATTACGACCGGATTCTTGGTGTTGCGCAGTTTCTGCTGGAGAGTAAACTGCTTATATAGCGATTTATTGACGTCAAGTGATACGCTGGCAATCTCCTCGATGAGCTGGTGATTTACCTTATGTTCATATTCTTCAAACCAAGCGTCCTCACCTAAATCAACACGAGCAGTATCACTCACACCAGTAACACCCTCGTAGTATGCCGACCGACGTATCTCTGCCGAGGCACCACGGAGCGAAGGGAACAGGCGCGACTTCAGTTTCTCGCCGCTGTTGTGCTTCATCTCCTCCACAAAGGCGTGGACGGCGTTACGACCTGCCACACTCTCGGGCTGGTCGGAAGACACGAGTTGCAGGTGCGCCCCGTTGCGGAAGATAACCGAGTGCTTGGCGTAGGCTATTGGGTAACGTGGACGGCGGAAGTGCGAGGGCAGCTTTGCCTCGCCCACCACATAGTCGATGCCATACTCCAGCATCGCACGCTGCTTGCCGTTCACCATAACGGGGCGAGAGAACGAAGCCTGAATGTTAGGCCATACGTTCGTCATCAGGGCAACGTAGGTCTTGTGTACCAGGAATGACAGCTCGCCCGGCATATCGTTTGCCACACGGATGAGCCGTGGCACAATCACACCCTCGGTCTTACCCGTGGCACGCGCCCACTCGGCATAGAGCATATTGGAGTCGATGATGTTCGCCAGCAGCTGCACACGGTTCATATAGTAATGCTCGAAGTCGAGCGTACTCTGTTCTGTTTGTTGTATATCAGTCATTGGGCAATTCCTCCACGATTTCGGCATCCTGAATATCGGCATCACGCAGCAGTCGCTTCTTTTCCTTCTGCTCGATAGGCAGGGAGTCGATAAGTGTAACATAAAAACCTTGGTTGTGTTTGGCAGCAATCTCCTTGAGGTTCTTCTTCGAGAAGCCAAGTTCCTCGGGGGTTAGCTCAGGAGAAATTAAGAAGAGAACTCCTAAGTCCCTGTCTGCCTCTGCTATCTCTGAAGACCTACGACGGCATTCCAAGGCAGCGTCATAGCACGACTTCATACCCTTATAGTCGCGATTGAGGGCACAGAGTTTAGCAAGATCCTCATACTTGTTGGCAAAGTTGCTTTCCCAAACTTTAATGGGGACATTACAATCCACCTGAAAGTAGTTGATAGCCTGATAGATTCTCGCCATACAGGTGCGTTCCTCTATCTTTATCCGTTGCTCTGCATTGATACGGAGCTTCAGCTTTTTGGCAGCTCTTGTAATGTTACGCTCATGCTCGAATATCTCCGCAGACCATTGTAGTTGCTGTAAGAACAACTTTATTTCCTGTGGAATACCCTCGCAGTCCCCATTCGTCAAGAATGCGGATATAAGGTCAGGGTGTATGGAGTCTAACTTCTCAATTTCACTTTTCATATTCCAAAGAGTTTCATACGCAGGTCTTTTTCAGCACGCTCATTCTTACGTTCCTCAAGTAAAGTAATGGAGTCATTATCTCCTTTCTCTGCTTTTTTAGCAAGCTCTGCGTCAATATTGTATTCGCCAAGTGCGAGTCCTTGCTGATATGCCTCGCAATACACATCGCCTGGAATAGAAATACGATACAGCAAGGCTATACGCTTAGTTTTTTTCAGACCGAGCAACTTACAAATACGTTCGGGGGTGTAATTTAAGGCTCCGAACGTTCTTACTTGATTTACATACTCGTCTGATAACTCATCCAAGACTAATTGTGACATAGAATAATCTTTTCAGTTTCAGTAGCAGACAGGACTGTACCGCCCCGCTCCAATAATATAGGTTGCTGTGGAAACATCACCATGAATCGGTGTACCGTGGCTGACACGTATTTTGGGTCTATTTCCATTCCATAGCCGATGCGGTCGGTCTGTTGGCACGCCATAATTGTAGAACCTGACCCTGAGAACACATCAACAACAATATCGCCGTTTTTAGTGCTGTTGGTAATTGGGTATGCCATCAGGGCGATAGGCTTCATCGTGGGATGAATCCTATTGGCTTTTGGCTTATCGAAATTCCAAATGGTTGTCTGCTTCCTGTCTGAGTTCCAAAAGTGGGCTGCGCCGGGCTTCCAACCGTATAAGCATGGTTCGTGCTGCCATTGGTAATCCTGACGTCCCATCACAAGGGAATCCTTTACCCAAATACAGCATTGCGCAATCTTGAATCCTGCTTCTCGAATGGCTCTACGGAAGTTCTCGCCTTCAGAGTCCGCATGGAATACATAGAAAGAACCTCCAGCTTTGACAATGGAAAACATCACGTTGAATACAGACTGCAAGAAGCGGAGGAACAAATCATTCTCCATTGAGTCGTTCTGAATGGTAAGTTTACTATCTCCGCCACCTTCATAATTTACATTATAAGGAGGGTCTGTGAGAATCATATCAGCAACTCGTCCGTTCATCAGCGAAACAATATCCTTCTTCGATCGACAATCTCCACACATCAGTCTGTTGTTTCCAAGCCTAAATATATCTCCAGGACGAGCAAACACCTCATTGTCCTCTTGTAGAAGGGGGACTACAGCATCCTCTTGAATATCAGTTGCATCATTCTCTGAAGAAAATAACTTCTCTGTACTGATAGAGAAGTCTGTTGGTTTAACTTCATAACCAAGATTAAATTTAGCAAGGTCATTGCTACTGATATTATACTTAGTGAATAGAAGGGTATCGGGGTTTTTCTGAGCGAACTCTGAATTATAAGCTGCAATTTCTTCTACAGCTTCTTTCTTATTAGAAGCTTGGATCTCTTCGTAGGGAATCTCTGGAATCTTGAAACCATAAGAGCGAAGTCCAAGAAGGGCTTTTCGCCTTTGGTGAGCATCTATAATCCAAAGCTTACCTTCAGAATCTTTCCATACTTTGAATGAATACTTGAAGCCACGAGTGATGATGAGCATCTGAAGCTTCGATAATTTGTCTGCATCAGGCTTTTTGAAGTTTTCCTGAAGTTCGATAAAAGAGTCCAGCGGGGCAGTAGGTAAACCGCCCAAATTAAAAACTTTTATACTATTTTCCATTGTAATTATTTATTTTGTTGTTCAAGAACCATTCTGAACAGTCGCTCTTTTTCTTGGTACTTTTCGAGGTTCCGCTTATCAGCATCTCTTTTCTCTTTACGATCCTTGCGCTTAACGAACGACTTATAACGCTTGATGTTGTCGAGAACATTCTTGTGCTGGCGGAGGAACTCGGCTGGGTCGGAGCGGAGCAACTTAATGAGTTGGGCTATCTCTGAGCGTCCGAAGAGTATCGGGTGTTTACAGAGGAACTTACCAGTATCGTTTAACGCTTGCAGCTCGGCAAATGCTTGAAGATTGCGGATGCGCAGCTCTGCCATTTCAGCAACAGCCTGTGCGGTGGGCTTCGTCTCCAGCAGTTCGTCGAGCTGCTTCATCTTGCGCCAAGTGTTGATGCGGTCATTGTAGATAACGGTTGCCATCTGCACGTCGGCATCGAGAAGATTAGTCCAGTCTACTTTTTGGTACTCTTCTTCTTTGGTGAGGTACTTTTTTTTTCAGTTTCGGGCTGCTCAGCTTCTTCTGCTGCCTCTGTGGTTGCTTCCTCTTTGGGTTGTTCCACTTCCTCAGCTTCAGGTGCAGGAGCTTCTTCAGAAACTGTTACCTGCTCTGCTTCCTCGGTCGTTTCTGTGGGAGTCTCCTCTTTGGGTTGTTCCACTTCCTCGGCTTTAGGTGCTGGAGCTTCTTCAGGAACCGTTACCTGCTCCGCTTCCTCGGCTGTTTCTGTGGGAGTCTCCTCTTTGGGTTGTTCCACTTCCTCGGCTTTAGGTGCAGGAGTTTCGTCGGTAGGCTTCTCATCAGCAGGATTATCGTCATCCTTTGGGGTTTCGTCCTCTTGTTTCTCGCCTTCGACAACTGGCGTCTCATTCTTCTTCTCATCATCAGGATTCTTTTCGCCATCAGGGTTAGGGTTCTCATTGCCATCAGGGATATTGTCTGTTTCTGCTTCGGTTTCCTGTGCTGCAAGGAATTCACGGCGATTGCGAACAATCTCGTCGTGCGTAACAACATCCAGCAAATCGAACAGAATGTCCTCGGCGTTCTTGCTTGGGGCAAGACCGTAGCGAATGAGATTGCTGTTGCCTGGAGACTTCTCTCTCAAGAGCGCAAGGTCGGCCTCGGCAGCCGAGGGGCTTGACAACTGGCGAAAATGGTTGAGTTTCTCTTTTACACTATACATATCGATTGATGTTTTTATCAGGCTGATCTTGGCTGGTCAGAATTACTCTGGCCAGCCGACCAAGTAAGACCAGCCTGATATTGTTTATACTTCAGTACGAGACACCTCGATTAAGGTCGTGGTATCAAGGATGCGCAGGGTAAGGGTTGCACCTTCCTTCGCCGTCCATGTGGCACCGTTCTCCAGCACGAAGGTAGTGCCGTCGGTAACGGTAGCTGGCTTATCAGTTCCTGCGCCAACAAGGGTGATGTAGCGACCCTTATCGGTGGCAGTAAGACCTGAAACAGTGGCGATAACCGCTGCCGAGCCTGTACCGTTGGCAATCTTATAGGTGTTGGAAGATGCCGTGATGGCAATCTCCGTAGCACCTGCCGATACCTCCGTCGATGCGTTCATAGCAGGGTTGCCTGTGTAAATCAGCGGTAAGTCTACTGAAGAACGCTTGAAGGTAAAGGTGGTGTAACGGCCGTCCTTATCGTCCTTGGTCTCTGTGTTCGAGAGGATGATAGGGCGTTCCAACTCTCCGATGATATACCATTCCTTCGACTTGATGTGTTTGAAGAAGATAATGAACTTGCCACCACCATACTCCTCGATGAAGTTGTAGAGCGGAACTCGTGCGCCACCCATGATGATAACAAACTGGTTTTCGCCTGTGGTAGTGATGTCACCCTTCTCGGTTGTTCCTGTGAATGTAGGAATGTCGTGTGCCTCGAAGTAGTGCGGTATCTCTCCCTTCTTCAACGGAATTGGTGCAACCTCACGCTGTGCGTTGGGTTGTGGGAACTCCTTGGTGCGGTCGATCTGGTCGAGGGCAACAAGATAGACGATGTAAGAAATGTCGCTACCGTGGGTATCACGGTCGGACACATCGTCGATATGACCAAGCATGGCCATGGAAGCTAACGAGAGACCGGAACCTGCTGCTGCACCAATCGAATGGTCCACCAAGGCACCCAGTAGCATGACCACGCCGAAGACCGCAAACACGACCATGAACATATTGCGAGCCTGACGATTGGCGTAGTTAAGTCCCTTCAAAGGATTGTACGCACGATAATGTTTTTGAATGTTTGGCTTTTTCATTTTTCTTTTGTTTTTGCAGGGAGCTGCCCTAAAGCAGACTCCCTACGTTCAACTATCATTTAACTAACAACTAAAAAATGGCCGAGGTTTATCGTCCGCCCGGAACATTAGGCTGCAACTCCTTGTTGATGGTGCGCTTGCCACCTACGCAACGCTCCAGCTCACGGAAGTTGCCATCGTTGCCGATGATAACCATAATGTAGTCGCCTACCTTCGAAGCCGTGAAGGCATCCGAGATATTGGCAAACTTACCAGACTTAGCAATCTTAGGAAGATGCTCCTTAACGCCGGCCTCGATGCAGTAGGCTACACCATTCTTGGCATTGACGATGTCGGTAATGGTATCGGCGGTGGTGGTTGCACCTGTAACCTGCCAAAAACCATCATTGCCGTCCACCTTATCCTTAATGGTTGCAGCGAAGAGGTTGATGAATATCTGCTGCCACTCGTAGGCGTTCTTATCCATAGCATCACGGCTATCGAAGCGACGACCTGTGAATGAAGCCGAACAGCCTTCCTTCCAAGTACTCCAAGCGCGTACCTGTTCCATCTGCTCCTGCATCTTCATTGCGAGCATCTCTCCAGGGATGTACTCCAAGAACTGGAGGTTACCAGGCTGATGCAACATCATGAATGGGAGTTGGCCGAGGTAAGGCAACCAAATGATATGCGTGGTAGTGTCGGGCACTACGTTGAGAGCACCCATCGGACCCGTGAAGTCGGTATCCTTACCATAGGTAGTGCGGACATTCTTAATCCACCAGCCCTGATGGTTCTTGTTAAGGTAGATAACGTGCTGGTTGATATCCATATCCTCGGTAACGGTGCTGCGAACATCGGCAAGGAACTCCTGCACGGCAGGAAGAAAAGTAGCCTGTGTATAGCTTCGATATTCGTCGCCAGTGTGAGGCTTGATGTCGTACTGATGGACATAGCGCAGCAAGGTATAGAGGATACCTGTACCTGCATTTCGGTAAGAACCGGCAACCCCTTTCTCGGGCTTCACATAGATGCCACGCATACGGCGTTTGTTCTGCTCTACCTGTGCAGTAGTGAGGGTGTTGAGCAACTGATACTCAATCATCGTCCACTTGATAGGGTCAGAGCCTTCCTTGTTGAGATAACCGATGTACTTGCGTTCCAACTCCTTCATTGGTCCCCATTCCATCTTGATCATAGCATCATCAACGTAGCCCATGTGGTTCTCGATCTTCATACCACCCTTGAAGACTTCACCGGTCTGATAAGCCTGTGAAACCTCGTCGAAGAAGGCATTGAAAACAAGACCTCTATCCTGATAGCCATAGGCCACTGGGAAGTACTGGGTCATATCACGGAGCTGGAGCACACGAGCGATGAGTGCATCCTGTCGAAGAACGATGAACTGATCGCCGACACCTGCTTTGTCCACACCCTCATAGTTGGTGGCATACTTACCAGCAGCGAGGGCTGGGGCATCGAGCAACTTGTTCTCCTGAAGGTACTGGTAACGAGCCTTGAGCGACTTGGCAAAGCCATAGGCAGCCTTGTAGAAGGCAACACCATCCACCTGCTCGTCTACTTCAGGCAAGGCTGCTGCTGCACGAGGATTAGCTGCAATCTGATTCCAGCGGTCTTTCATCGAGAACATCGGGTGCTCCACACCGAAGAGATACTTTGGCGTGTTTCCAAAACCATTGATGCTAACAGGAGAAACCGTAATGGTCTGTGCTGGTTTATCCTCTTCAGGCTTCTTTGCAAGTGCCTGGAAGTCGGCACGCATACCATTGAGCGACTCAAGAATACCCTCAAGAGTGGCATTGCTTTGTGGCTGCTCATCTTCTGGATTCTCGTTCTCCTTAGACGCAGGGTCTACACCTTTAATAACTGACTGAATGGTGTTGAGCATCTGCTGGAACTCGGCAGCCTGCTTGGCGGTCTGCTTGGCTGCCTGTTCCGCAGCAAGGTCATCATTCAGCGTGGTCTGATACTTCTTCTGGTATTCAGCCACAATAGAATTGAACTCTTCTTGCGAAAGAGTCTTGTCCTCGAACTTCTTGCCGAGCTGCAATAAGTCAAGAACGCTTTTCAACTTTTCTTTGAAATTCATAATAAACTAAAAACTAAAAAATTAAATATTATATATGGCAGTCTTCAAATTATTGGCATTGGTATATTCACTTCCCATTGTCATTGCTTCTGCTACAGCTTGCGCCATAGTTCTGCTACCATCGGTAAGACCTATCTCCACAGCTTGTGGCGTGTAGAAAGTCTCGCCACGAAGTACTGGGGCATCTTCAGGCAGCTCTGCCAGCAACTTACGTTGTCCCCTTACCTCTGCGAGGAACTGAGCATTGAGAGGGTTGAGTATATTCTGTACAAATGCTTCATCGTTCCCGTGACGGAGGTCATCGAAGGTCTTATTCTTGAGGTCAGAGTTGGTAGCCTTGGCTTCCACCTTCTTGATACCGAGTTTGGCAAAGTAATCCTCGAAGTCATAGAAACTACACATCGTACCGATGCAACCTACATAATCGTTCTCGGTAAGTGCATAGATACGGTTACCATGACAGCCGATGTAGTATCCAGCCGAGCAGCACATCTGTTCGTAGAATGTGAGGATTGGTTTTTGACAGTTGCGAAGTGTTTCGCTCAGACGGTCAAGATACCAGGCTTCTCCACCAGGGGAATTGATGTGGAGGAAGTGGCAAGAAATCTGTGGGTTGGCTTCAGCTGCGATAAGGTCAGCTTCGAGCTGCTTGGAAGAAAACCACCAATAACTCTCTGCCATCACTGTGCCGAACACACGATGATAGGCAATAGAGTTATCGGGAAGTTGCTCATCATCAAACTCGTCTGTGAGTGTTGCTGCGGACCCCTCTTCCTGTGCAAGCACCTTGATAAGTTCCTGAAGAGCTATGTGGGTTTCAAACTGATACCAAGTGTGGTCTTTCAAGTAGGACTCCAACTCAGCCTTAGAAAATCCAAGAGCAGACTTAGGCCCAGCTTTATCGTCAATTTTTCCATGCAAAGGGAATACGGATAGCATGGCTTGACGGAAGCCATCTACAGTAATCCATAGAGGCTTACCTGATACAAGTAAGTTCTGTAATTCGTTCATCAAATTATTTTTGATGCGAATGTACTATATAATAAGGTGTAGGCAAAAGACCTACAAAAGAGGGTCTGTAAGCATTTTGCACTTGATTGTAAGGTTGGCAGAGGTAAGATTTGAGGAAATCTGAACTCGTGCAGGAATATCGGGAGTACCAATTGAATGCGCTTTCCTGTCTGAAGTCTTGATTGTAACAATAGCACTTCGTTCAACAGAGAACATTCTTCGAACCTCCTCGTCGGGGAGGTCTACCACTAAGGTCTTATCACAATTCCAATAATTACCGGCATCATTGTCAGTAAATTGTGGTATGTAAGAGAAAGTGTCTGCGACAAAATCATACACATTTTTCTTTCCGTGTTTATCCGGATTAACAAGACGCACTTGAACGGTATTTAAGAACTCTAACATAGTCTGCAATATTTGAATGACAAAAACAATAGTTCGGTCTGTATTAAAAAACTTTAATTGGATGCAACTTTTTGGTACTTGCGCACCTTCTTAGGTCGGAGACGATTGCGGAAGCGATAATAATTCTTCAAGAGCGCATCTGAGGAGATAGACTTTAACTGATAGGTGTGAATGAAATCGTAGATGACATCAAGGTTCCTTCGCTGCCGTCCGAACTCCTCGTTCTCCAACAGAACACGATGCAGCTCAAAATTGAACATTCGTCGGATTTGAGTTTCAATCTCTTTTGTAGCAGCCACAGAGAGGTAGTTGTAATAGGCAGGGTCTTTCCAAGGGCTGCATACTGATCCTGCCTTTCGGAGTGGTAGATGAATGCGGAGGTTGCCGTCTACGACATTGGGCTGGTTGGTGCGCTGCTTGGTCATATGCTCCCAAACGCAGAAGTATAAGTCTGTGCTACATGGTATCTTGATGCCACCAGTGGTAGCATCCTTCCCATATTTTGCAGAGATGTATTCTGCGAGGTACTGTTCTATCCGAATAGACACCACACGTTTTTGAACCCATTTTTTTCTCTCCATACTCATTTTTAGTTTTTTGCGTTCCTATCGTCCTACATTCCTACAATTTAAATTTTAATAATGCAAAGATACTGATAATCAACGATATAATAAAATTTAATCACTCAAATGTTATATTATACCACTCAAAAATATCATCCTACAAACCTACAAAAAGGGATATTTTGTAGGATGATGAAATCGAAACGGAGAAAAACGGTAAAAAACCTATTTCCTACATCGTCCTACAAACCTACAAACAAAATCAACTTTACATACATACTAATAATAACACATAACTATTTGATTTATAAAGATATATATAAGATTATAGGTTTGAAAATAATTTGATTTGTAGGATTGTAGGATTGTAGGACGGTGTTTTTCTGAAAATTATTTTTCAAAACTCGTGTTTTCCTTGCTTTTTTGAAATTTTAGGGGGTACGGGGGAATTTGCGCCGATTTCGTGAGGTGTAGAAATGAAATAAGCCGTACCTATTCATCCGAACTGGCACGGCTCAATTGAGGAAAATTATAGCCTATTTTTGGCTAAAAATAATATGGTTTTTCTTTGGTAATATCGGCTTTTTTTAGTACCTTTACATAGTTAAATTGGGGGATTACATACTTGTTTAAGTATATTTATCAACCCCATTTTAATATGTTAGAATGGTCTATCATCACCGTCTGAAGGAGGAAAAGGGAGGTCTTGTGTGGTTGGTGTATGTGTATTTGTCCGCACATTCTCTTCTTTCTTTACTTCGGGTTCAGGTTCGGGCGCAAATGTACGCCTGAAATCAATACTATATAATTCTCTGAACTTGTCATAGTTAATGATGATGGCACTTGTAGATGTACTCTTCGGCTTCATCACCTTAACCATTGTCTCCTGATCATCAGCCCTTGCTATCTCAATACTTTCCTCCCATGTGAATCGGCGTGAGGGGACAGTGCCGATGTATGAGGGGTGGCTGCGTAGGTTCTGCTCGATGGTAGACAGCGTGCTGCCCTCACTATTATATCCGCTGCGGTCGAAGATGCTGAATACCGAACTGAGACGGATGAACATGATGTTCGTATCAGGCTCAAATGTAAATGTATGCTGGTCGCCTCGGGAATCCTTGCCAGTAACCTTCTTTGGCTGCTCGATGAGGAACTCACGACCCTCGATGACTTGCTTCGTGTCGATCATATTGTTGACGGCCGTGAAGAACATAGCCAACTTATCCGTGCTACGGATGAGGGAGAGCTGGAATCTGATTTTCTCCTGCGCAATCTTGAAGAACTCTGCGTATGTAAACGGAAGCTGAAGGCTGGAATATTGCTCTATCAATTTCACTGTGCCAAGGAATAGCGAGGCCGTCTTCATCAAGCGGTCCATTTCGCCCGAGTTGATAACATCTTGCTTTAATTCATTGTACGCCTCTTGCTTGAGTTGTCGAAAATGATCCATAAACAGTGGGCGAAGCTCCAATATCTGAAGCAGCACATTTGACAGTCCCACCTTGTTTGGGTCTTCAATGGTCTTCAACTCCTCGAAGATACGAACTTCCTCCTGTGTTCTGTTGCGAGGCTTGGGGACTTCGCATACAATAACACGGCTCATCAAAGCATTGTCATCACGCTGTGGGGTCTCCTGTCCGCAGATAACAACGGGGGCAAAGACTTTGTCGTTTTCTATTTCCCTTCCTGATGTACCCTTACGCTTCTGCTTTCCATCACCGTCATATACGATACCTTTCAATGCCTGAAACTTATTATCACTGATGTCCTTGTTATTGTATTCGTCAAGCACTACCGGTACATCCTTGAACATACCCATAATGGTGGCCATGGCTGCGTCGGTACCTGTATTCAGGTTGAAGATGGGAATATTGGGGGAAATGAAGAGAGACCGAATGGATATGGCAATCTGTGTCTTACCTGAAGACATCGGCCCCATAAAGAACGGAGCAGTGAACAATCGGTCAATGCAATGGATGTTGCTTCGGAATGCGCACATGATGGCGAATATAAGTGCCCACTTGCCATTGTCGTTGATTTTGTACACCTGATCCATTAATGATGCCCATTTCTCAAAGGTAACCCTTTTCTCAGCTGGAACTTCCTTATATACCAGTTGGCTGATAAGCTCGTACTTATCCGATTGCTTTCCACTGCCGGCATATATCGTTGAGAATGCCGGCAAGTAGTAGTTGTTCTTGTTGTGTGTGACAACTCCCAGTTCATTGACTGGCTCGAACTGCCATTTCCCCTCTACGTTGTGGAATATACCATTGGCGAATGCAAAGAACTGCTCGTCAGCCTTACGACTCATTCCTTCACTCTGCTGGTTACCGTATGTCTTAACTTCGGAACACATCACGAAGTGTCGGCTCATATATGTCTTTATAGCTTTCCATTGCCATTCCTCGCCATTAAAGTTCACTGCTTCGTAGTTGATAAGCACTTCCTCTATCGAAGACATCTTCAGCATTGCCTTGGAAGGTATCTCTATGTAGATGGGAGTTTCATAGAAACGACGGTTGATACGAAGCACACGCTTGTTTTGCTCGAAATCATCAGAAAAGATGTGAAGCAGCGGAGTCATAAAGAAGTCGGCTACCTGTGTCATTCCATTACCGTTCTTGTTGCGGAACATATAGCATACAGGTTCGCTCTTTTTATTTAAACGGGGATAATAGCCACACTCTTTCCACATTTTTCGGTAGTCCTCATTCTCCATTACATAATCAGGAGGCTCGTTTACGTCGAACTCTTCATCGTCGAGGTTATCCGCTTGCATACTGACTTTCATCGCAGCCTTTCGCTTGGAAACGAAAGGCTTTCTCAGTTCGTCAAACTGTCCCTTGGTGAGTTTCAGGTTTGAACAGTAGTGATTACGGTTTACCGTGATTACCGTATCCTCTGCATAAGATGTGAGTTCAATACATCGAGAGACAAGGGGGACTTTATCTCCTTGGAAGGTTTCTAAGAATCTGCCATGCAGCCCAATGTAGTAATCGACGAACGAGCCTGTGGAGTCATTGTAGGTCATCTGAATATTGATGCCTGAACGAAACATCTCGGCAAGCGTGCTTAGATAGTCGCTTTCCTCGCCGTCTGCATTAATGCTACAGCCTGTTTCTGATGATGCAAAATAGCAATAAACACGGCGTAGCTCCTGAATGTCGTTGCTGGATGGGCGACCAGCGATGTAGACGATAGGTTCTTCACCATAACCGTCAAGAAATTCTTGCATAACCGAGGTTAGAATACCAGGGCGGTCGCTTTCAAGATTCTCCTTGAGTGCATCAATACCAAAGATACCCGACTGCGTCTTGGTTTGAGGCAATGCCTCCTTAACCTTGGCACGTAAGCCTCTGACCTTATCATCGATGATGCCAATCTTGCTCTTGAAATCGACTGCAATGGACTTGATATACTCTAATCTCAGAGCTGCGTCCTGCACACAAGCAACAAGCGAACATATCGTATTCAGACAGTCGGCAATAACTGTCTCGTCCTTGCAGCCGTGAGGTATCATCATTCTTTTGAGAGCCTTTGGGAAAGGTTCTGTCAGTTCCTTGAGCTTTTCTTGCGTCGCCTCTCCATTAGCTTTGGCAAATTCGTCGGGGTCTGTTCCTTTCGGGAGACGAATACATTTGACCTTTGCCCCGGCTTTCAATAGCAGCTCACAATTCTTCAGCGAAGCCTTGACACCTGCTGCGTCTGCGTCATAGACCATGACGATAGAGTCCGTGAAGCGAAGAAGTAGCTTTATCTGGTCATCTGTAAATGCAGTTCCACTTCCACCGATTACGTGCTCCACATCAACCTTATGAAGGGACATAACATCGAACTGGCCTTCTACAAGATAAGCGTAGCCTTTTTTGCCGATAGCCTTTCTTGCCTGGTAAAGACCAAAAATGTGCTTACCTTTTGTAAAGAGGGGTGTTTCTCCTGTGTTCACGTACTTACCAACACCCTCCCTTGGTGTAATGATACGTCCTGAAAAACCTATGATATGTCCCTGCATATCATAGAAAGGGAACATTACACGGTCTCTGAACCGGTCGTAGAATCTACCTTCAGTAGAACCGACAACATCGACTTCCTTCAATCGGTCGAGTGAGTAACCAGCAGCAGTGAGCGTATTCATTGCCACATTGCCCACTGGGGCATATCCTACACCGAAGTCAGACAATGCTTTGTCATCTAATTTGTACCCACGGTTATTCAAAAAACTCTCGGCTTGAGATAGATTCTTTTGGAAGAACTTTGCTGCTGCCTCGATAGCAATACGCTGTGCTTCCTTTTGCTTATACTTGGCTTCCTCTTCAGGACTCATCTCCTTCTGTGGGAACTCCAGCCCTGCTAAGGTGGCGCACCAACGTAAGGCTTCGATGAAGCTCAAGTTAAGATGATGTTGGACGAACGAGATGACATCACCGCTCGCTCCGCAAACAAAACAATGGTAAGTCTGCCTTGAAGGGCTTACCACCATAGACGGTGTGTGATCATCATGGAATGGACAGACTCCCTTATAGTTCACACCAGCTTTATGCAAGTGTGTAAAGGACTCGACCACATTCACAATGTTCAAAGCAGATTTTACCTTTTCAATGAATAATTTATCTACCATATTATTTTTCCTCAAATAATTCTAACTGGCGTGATTCAAACGCTTCCTGAATGGTTATACCCAAGTACTCCGCCACTGCGGTGTATTCCTTTCCTGTGATTGATTTTCTTCCGTAGTACAAATCCCACCAACGGCGTTGCCCGATACCAGTTTCTTTATAAAAAGCCCTTGTAGGGGTAAATTCTTCGGGATGCCTAAACTTCAGCTTCAGCATCTCCATCAATAAATTGCGTTTAACCAATGGGCCAGGAGTCATTCTCCTGCGCAGAACAAAAAGTCTGACGGACATCGGGCTGCGACCAAGGTAGGCAGCCATATCCTCAAACGAGACCTTGCCAAGGCTTTGTTGGATATACTCAGCCTCTTGTGCGGTCCACCGCTTATTTTTGCCATTACTTTTCATGCTTCATTATACTGTTGAATTCCCTGTCAAATTTCCAAATTCGCAGACGGTCAGCTTTGTCTACATGACCAAAATTGCACTGAACATAGGTTTGTAATGCAGTGCGGAGCAGTTTAAGCTCTTTATCCGTGAGTTCTTGTATGGAGTAATTTCCCCAGCCATCTTTGTCAATGAACATTTTTTAGAAAATTTCTTAATGTTTTCGCGACTCCCTCTCTCCATCGTTTTCGCCAAGTAGGGGTGAATACTGGTTTTACTTTGAAAATACCACGAATACGGATTTCTTTTGCGCCAGCCTTTCTTTTAGACAGCTTCATAGTCTTTCGTATACTGATCATTGTTAATCGAATTTAAGGTCATACAATTTATTTCGATTAAGAGGATACCCTTTTACGCTTTCCCATACACCATCCTCGTTGGGTGCGATATACGCTTCTTTTTCTATACTGGTAGTGAAAGCGCGACCGTGTTCATCCCATACGATTCCTTTGCTGCCTTGGTGTGCAATGACTTGCCGGACATCTGAATGTCTCAATTTCATCTCATCGATAACGATACCTACATTTAATGCAGCAATAGCTGTTTCAAAGTCTTTTGTCTTCATAAGTTTGTTGTTTTAGTTTCACATTCTTTTTTAAGGGAGTATTGAACATACTTTTTCAGTTTAAGGCAATACAACCCATTGATGCAGTTGCGATGGAACTCGCAGCTTTGACACTCACTATGCATTTGGCCACAACTCCTTTTCTGGAATATTCAGATACTCTGAGATAACCTTTCTTTTCAAAGCATCAGGAACAAAGTCTCCTCGAAGCCATCTGTAGACCGTACTCTCGTTCACACGACACAGTTTTGTCAAATCCATAATCACCTCGTTCCTCTGATTTGGAAGCGATTTAATGTACTCTGTAAATTTCAT